CAAGCTGTCGTTTTGTGTAATTTTTCGTTCCACTGATAGTTTCTTCTATCCAATCATCAATCACCAAATTACTACGTTCACAGAAGTTATTTATCTCAAAACGTTGGTTCTCTACAGTCTGCTTGTCACTGCTTACCCTAATATATCCGTAAATCATAATTTTTCATCATAAACTGCTATTTTCAATCCGCTTCTTACTAATTTTTCAAGATTTTTATCTAAATCTTGTATAGAAAATTTAACAACCAATATACCTTCTACATTACTAATAGCATTAATATGTAAAACACCGGAAGCGCATTTTGCATCTTCTTTATACAATTCGTAGCTATCGCCAACTTGAAATAGAATAATTTTATCAGGGTATATATTTTTCAAATTATCAAATAGTTCTATCATTTCATATTATTTTAATCGTTCCAGTACATCCTTGTTGGCTTCGAGTATCTCATCGAAAGAGGGGATTGGCATCCAGGCAATTTCTTCGTAATACATTGCTGACTTTGCTGCCCAATCTCCATTTGCATAGCGATTTTCCGATACAAAATAATTATCACTACGTTTCATTCTATTGAGAACCAAAACTTCATCTTTAGTTTCCGGTAACCGTTCTTTAACGCTTATCCAAGGCGATTGCTTTGCCTGCCATTCAGCACCTTTTATAAATGCAGCTTCTGCGATTTCATCATATGTAATCCCATGATTAGGGCACTCATCTATTGAGTGATATTGGGCATATACACCCATTGATTGGGCAGTTGTACGTCTGCACTCTCTCGCTGCTTCTTCTAATGTCTGTTTCATTTCTTTTTGTTTTACCCAAATTTTGAAAGGAGCACATCCTAATGAAAGGTTGAGTGTCAAATTCTAACTTATCATTATAGCTGTTGGATATGCTCCTTTTTGTTGTTACTTTTGTTTCGTCAAATTCTAAAAATTATAACTTATGAAAGAATTTATAAAAACATCAATCTACTGCCCTGAAGAAGTAATTGGTCTAACTATCTCAATCTGCAAACAGCTTAACATTCCATGCAGAGGAAAACAAGATGCAGGGAACTTTATTTTTCAAAGAGATCTAATAAACAGCCTTTCAGGAAAATACAAGATAAATGCTTCCGTAGGAAATAATTGTTTTTATTATTCTAAAAGTCTAAACCTGATTGCGGAGTCTCTCGTTTCTCGTAATATCCTGAACGAAGACGCTCTTCGACAAGACTTGGAGGAATTTTGTTTAGCAAATCCGCCACTGCGCCTTTAGGAAAATACATGTAAAATCCCCTGAGTGAAAACACATTTTTTTCTATAAATAAGTTTGCGCCCACCACATTATTGTTTAACACTCTCTCCAAGCGTGCAAGGAACTTTTTATCCCTGTACGCTTGATACTTCTGTAATAGTTTTTTAATCATAATATATTGTTGTTAGTTAATCTTCCACCTCAACAAATTCTCCGCCTACTAATCTATACCAAGTATCAGCCTTGATATTTTTGCCGTCAACCACAACGGCTTTCCAATCGAAAACATCGTACGAGTTTCCTTTTTCCTCTGCTATAACCAAGATAGATCCCATACCTCCTCTGACCTTTACATTTGTTCCTCGCGCCACCGCTAAACCGTTATTTCCAGTTGATGAACTACCTCTTGATGTCGCAGCACCACAATTACCAGCGGTCGCAGCACCACTATCACCAGCGGTCGCAGCACCACAATTACCAGCGGTCGCAGCACCATAATTACCAGCGGTCGCAGCACCATAATTACCAGCGGTCGCAGGAAACCCCGGATTTGCATTATTCCTATTAGTGCACCGTTCCTTTACATAAGATACGGTTGCTTTCACAAGCCCTTTTATATCGAGTTTTGCTCCGATATGTATTTTAGAACAGGCTATCTTTGTATCATCATCATCCGCATCCATATAACCGCTTCCCTCAACTTCGTGAAACTTATTCATACCTATATAAGCAGGCGTATAATATCTAAAGACATCCAATGGATGAAGACAAAAATGAAATCCATTTTCGCAAGCTTCTATTTCTCCTCCCTCCTCGTAGTCCTTGCCTTCTTCGTATTTAAACCCTCGGCATGTCATATCTGGATTAAAACCCTTGTATCCTTTTATTTTGGTAAACTCCTTTGGTAGAGTAACGTTATCCGGAAGATTTGCTCTAAGTATCATGTACGCCATATAATTTGTATCAAATCCGGCTATTCCCGTTCCTATTGCAGTAAGCAGAAATTCCTTTTCCGGATGCTCTTCAGCAAATTCTCGGAAGTTTCCTAAATAGGTCATTAACTCTTCCTCGGTTACTTTCTGCATATCCTTATCTAACGTTGGAATGGCGTAGGACTGGCCTTGTATGCCTTCTGCCTGCCCCATCACTGCACCAAATTTTTCTACGGCTAATCTTGCCGCCCCTCCGGCATGATTACCGTTCATGTTAGAGCCAAAAACGAATATCTGATTTTCTGTAAGTTCCTGAATATTATCAGGAGTTAATTTCTTTTTCATAATATATTGTTGTTAGTTTAATTTATTCGTACATATTTACCTGCTATATCACACGTCCTTAGCACTTCTGCATTATCCTCTCCAAAAGCAATGAGGATACTGCCACATCCGGGCGAATCTCCGCGAGTACCGTCCGGGCGAAAGAATTTTATTCTATTTCTTAAAAACTTCATCGCCGTAGCTCTTTCAAAAATTATATCTTGAAACATCTTACTATCGCAACGATTGAAAAGTAAGGCTATGCCGTTGCCATGCTCCGATAATCTCTCTACAAATTGCCACATCAGAGGCTTTGAATAGGGAGGATTAAGCCAAACTCTTCCAAACCATTCTTGACACAACCCGTCATTGCCCTTGTTGTACATTACATCTGCGGTTTTCCATAACGGGTGAACCGGAGCGCATGGGTCTAAATCAAACTTCCCCAATGCGTCTATTATTTCTTTTGGTGTATACCACTCATCGGTAGGTTTAGCTGAACGTTCAAATTGCGCATTCATATTATATACTTCACTTATCGGCATAGATTAATTCTTTATATCATTATTATCAATATTCATAAAAGACAATATATGAGCTATCACATCTACCGTCCATCCGTTACCAAGCATTTTGTAAATCTGCGTATCCGAACACTTCCATTGATACCAGAATGGAATGGTTTGGAGGCGGGAGCATTCAACAGGAGTAAGTCTTCGTAACCTAATATCCGTTTTGCATTGTAATTCCTCTGAAGTAATCATAGGAACGTGGCCTCCGCCCATACCCATAGCTGAACCCATAGGGGTGCTTTTATTCAAAGATATGGATATAAACGTAGTACCCGAATCGAAAGACATCTGTCCCGAATTATTTTTCGTAGTAAGACATCCAGCTTTAGACGGGTTTATTTGTGGAGTAAAGCATTTATGTGGCTTATTCATTCGGTCAATCACCGCCTGCGAAACATAATACTTCTCATCCACCACCTCTTCCAAAACATCACGCAACAGAATCCCTTTATCCGCCGGTTGCGGAATATCCGAATGAAGCTCTCCAAACAATCCTACTTGCTTTGTTCGTATGTTCGTCCAATACCATCTATTTCTATTTTGAGCACTCACCAAATTGGAGTTGATGTTTACCGGAAACACTCCGCAGTATTCAGATATAACCCTCATGTAAGACTTCTTCATGTTCACATTCTCAAGAAGAAACAATACATTTGGATTAAACGAACGTACATGATTCAAAATGTCAATAAACACAAAAAACAACTTACTACGCGGATCGTCAAAGGCTAACTGTTTCCCGGCAAAACTAAACCCCTGACAAGGAGAACCTGCTAAAATCAAGTCTAATGACTTCCAATCAATATTCCATTCTCTCCACTTGGTTACATCACCAAGCTGGACGGTATCAGGAAAATTCAGCTGTGTTTGGGATATGGCATACTTGTCTATCTCGGAAGCATAATATACATCCAGGATAACACCAAGCTGTTTCAATGCTATTTGACCGCATGACATTCCATCAAATAGGGAAAGTACTTTCATTTATTCTCCTCCTTAGCCTTAACCTTGCGTATTAGCGAACGGGCCTTGTTCCTCACAAGCTCCGTAATATCATCCGCACTTTCTGCAAATGAACACTGATAGACATTGTCCGTACACTCCGACATGAACTGTACATGGGCCTTAGCTTCTTTGCCTACCTGCATTATCTTATCGTACATCTCCAATCGGTAATCAGGATGATATTTCTTAAGAACTTGGTTAAAGTCCATTGTAAACGTTTCTATCATGTCACAGATTAGAATAATCGCACTGGTGCAGGTATTGATATACTCCCTGTCTTCGGGCGACATATCCGACATTAGGCTCTGCATATTCTCCGTTTCACCTTCGTAGCTGTCAAGATATTCACGTATTACCCGATCCTCTATCTTTTGCATCTTTTCCTTTAGCAAAACGGCTTTGGCATATTGCCTGTTGATTATATACTGGGAGTGCTTGTTCTTTAGAGCAATCATTTGGCTGTCCTCCCTAATTGCTCTCCTCATTCTCTCTAAGACATCTTCGGGTAAGTCGTTTATAGTTAGTTTTTCCATTATTATGTTATATTTTTATCAATTATAATAATATCCGCTACACAGCAATATTCTCCGTCTATCCTCCATGAAGAATAAACCGGATATCTTCTGTTGAACAACGGATATCGCCTGCACCGGGGAAGAGTTCTTTTGTTTTCGCTTCTCCCGGTGCAGAGAATTGGGTATCCCTGAATATTCATTGTTTTCTTCTTATCTGTAAAAATCCGCGTTTCTCACATTCACGTAGCAACTCCACATCTTCATCCTTTATGTCACATGGTGTTTCATGGTTGATGCTCATATAGTCTGATATTCCAAACTTTCGGCATATATCGTGATAGAAACGTTTGTTTCTGCCTCTTGCGGTCCAGCATACTGTTAGCTTCATAACTTTTTATCAAACTTGTGCAACCTGTTATACTTGTAATTTCCTATCTCGAATCTATTCTCAAAGAATATATTGTTTATCTTAAAACCCTGTTTTCCGCTCTCTTCTTCGCATTCTCATCTCCTGCTTCAACAAGTTTACGTTCGCGCTCAAGGTATTCGGCGTATGATATACGGTTGTTGCCTCGCTCTTCAATTTCCCTTTCACGTTGCACCCTGTATTGCTCGCGTTCATAGCGCTCAATATCAATACGGCGTTCTTTGATATAATCAAGCATAGCGCTTGTAATCTTCATTGGATCAATAGCCCCGTAAAATCTCCCATATTTACCGGACTTGAACCTTGCAATGAAAAAGCATATTTCAGCCGCATTTATGTAATAGTATTCTGAAATAAATATCTCCGCAAGTTCTTGTAATTGATCGTTTCCCATTTTAGCAGAAACTTCCGCAAAGTCATTAAGCGTACCGAATTGAATTTTAAGCCACTCAACAGGGGTTTCATCGCCATAGGTGGAAGCTAATAGGCCGAGTGTCGGTATTGATAAATTCATAGCCAAATCAGAATGGGATGCTTTGCATTTTACTATCTTAAACTGTAAATCCGGATTGTAATCCATGATGAATTGGGCCGGATCAGGGTATTTTGCCAATAATGCCCTCTGCTTCAAGTTCAGCTCTCTTTTTTGCAGCTGCCTCCCTAACGGTTGTTGCGACCGCAAGAACTGAATTAAGTTTTCGCTGCTCGCTATCTTTTCGGTTTTGTTCGTAAATGTTGCTGTAAGTTGTTTTTGCTCCATAATTCTTTAGTTCAAATAATCCGGCATAATTGCTGGCAATTGATTGCTCAACCACAAGTCTTGCTTGGTTACAGTCGTTACCGCTTAATTTGAGTAATCGGTTATAACACATCTTAAGTGATTTTTCAGACTTGTAGTTTTCTTTACGGTCTCGTTTATATTCAAGCCATTCTATAAACAGATCTTTAAAATCTTCATCAACAAAAGACAGATCAGGACTATTGTTTCTAATAGCCTTTTTCTTTACTACTACGTCAGTAGTAGTTTCTTTATATATATCATTTACATTATCATTATTAGGTTCTGCTTTGGTTATTGTTTGGTTATTGTTTGGTTTTCCTTTGGTTTCTTCTTGGTTATTGTTTGGTTTTGTTTCAGTCTTTGGCCTACCTCCTTTTTTTCCGTTTTCAAACCTTTTTCTATTAGCGTCTATCTGCGGTTTCACAATAGCCAGCATAGCTTTTGTAATCGGCTTTAGATTATCAGTTGTTTCTCCATATAATCCATACTCAATTATGGATGTAAGCACATCTCCCTGAATATCTCTCGGCAAATTCTCAATTGCTTCCCACCAGCTACCATAAAAAATAAAACTATTCCTCATATCTTATTTCCTCTTTAAAGCAAAATAGAGTAGTGCAAGCCCGTTCCATATAACATGAGCAAGCGGATGAAGCCCGCTTTCCTCGTCTTTCGTTTCACCTTTTCGATATGCTACCAAGTGCCTAAGAAGCGCAGAATAATATCGGTTTTCCGCGTCAGGAAGATTCTGCCAGCTATTAGGAGCATACTTTTTTGCGCCAAAGTGATATACCTTAACGACTTCCTCTATCAAATCCAGCGGGAGCAAATCCCAGCGGAGTTTGTCGTCCTTGTAATCATTCTTAAATGATTCTGCCATAGTTATACATCTTTATAATTCAACCTCTTCGATTACAAACTCTATCCTCGGATTAAGTTTGTCAACCAGTTTTCGCGCATGTATTTCTACACATTGACGGTCATTCTCTATTGCTTTACACGATTGAAGACAATCAAGTAAAATTTTAAAAGCATTGTCAAGATCAGGACGCAAGTTTTCGTGGTACACATCTACGTTTATCTTGAAGAACCCTTTTATTTTTTTGTCTCTAAGCCCGCATTGTACATAAAAAGTTTTTTCGTACTCTTTAAGAACTTTCTGCTTAGCCAAAGAACCATGACCGTACAATGTAACAATCTTGTAACAATTGGATTTACTTGGTATCTTCCCCCTTATTATCTGTTTATCATATATCATACATATTTTATTTTCAATTCAACATTCACAGGTTTGTCTTTCATCGTAGAGAAAGCATCAAGCAGCTTATCCTTGATTGTTTCCAAAGGTTTTGTTAGGATGTGACTCTCTATTACTGTAAGCGGTAACTTTTTTCCGCTGTGTGTAATGAGAGCCATAGAGGTAATTACGTAGGGTTTCATGTTTTATAAAATTTCTTTGCCTGCCTTGCAATCTTTTTATTTAGCTTACTTAGCATCTCATACTGCTTGCTGTCACCTCCTGCATTATGAATGTCACGCTTTCGGTCTATCACAAGTTTCTGAACAATTGCAATTTCGGTTTTAGTTAATGTAAGTCTCATGGTAAATATATTTAGAGGAGAAGCCCGGGCTCGAACCGGGACGAGTTTATTCGGCTTGTTACTATAGCATGACTGCTAAGGTGGAAAAGCACCAACTTCCTATTTCTATTACACTCACCGCGCTACCCACGGCGTGCCTACCAATTACACCACTTCTCCATATTCACCTGCCCAATCTTCACAGGCCCTTGTTCCCGGATAGGCGGTCAAACCACACCGGGATAGTTAATTTGTTAGCTGATTAAATCTTAACCTGAACCTTTCACAGAACTTCTACATCAGTAGAGGGCTTTTGGTTTATTTTATTAAGTCTAAAATCTTTGTCTTGGCAATAGCATCCAGTTTTATATCTTGAAGTCCCTGCTTCATGTATTCCGTCGCCTTTTTGTTGGCATCATCCATGTCTTTTGCGGAAATGAGAACATAGTACTTGTTGCTTTTTTCATTGCCTTTATCGTCAACGAAAACATCAATCAAAGTAACCTTGTAAAAGAACTCATCATCCTGCTTTTCATTGACAATCTCACGTATCTTGCTACGGCTGATTGCGAAAACGTCACACTCCATATTGTTAGAAGCGTACATTTCAAGTCCTTTCTGTTCTGCCTGACAGAACAAATCTACATCAGTGATGAATTGCTCGGTAACTTCTTTTTCATCGCCTTTCTCGTTAACCTTGTTTACTTTAAGCTTAAATTCGTATAGCATAATACTTGTATTTTAATAATAATAGTTTCATAATCAAAATGGAATATCCCTTTCCTCAAAGTCCTTGCAACCTTCAATCTGATTAGGCATAGGCTTTTGAGATATGCTAAGTATCATATCTCTTTTCTCCTTACTGAACGTTCTGACTTTTGGATGATACATTACCTTGTTGTCTATATCGCATATAAATTTGCGGCGAGGCCTTACACCTGGAGTAAACTCATCAGAATCGCATTCACTAATCTTATCGTTATATTCTATATCCTCTACTATGAGATGCTCGCATCCTATGCAATAAGCTCTATTAACGGGGTTTCTTTTGCATTTATCCTCATGTAATGTCATAGCCCCTTTGTTGAGTGATATTTTGTTGCAATGTTCGCAATGGTACACTGTTCTTACATCTGTTTTCATTTTATGCAACTTTTAATTCATTCTTTAGCTAAATTCATAAGAAGCAATGCTAATTTTCTTGCCTCTATCTTTGTTATTGACGCATACAACTCCATCTCCTCTCCATAAGAGATGTTATCTTGTATCATAAAAACAAGTTCTTCGCTTTCCTCAACAACATGATTTTTTGCCAACAATCTTGTATCTGATAGTTGAACGCTCATTGTGCTATCGTCAGTGGTTCTTATTTCAAAGTACTTTCCCATGTCAGCATGATATATTAGCCTCACGAACCAAGTTTGACGCAATGTTGAATACCTTGTCAAGGAAATGGTTTCTTTCTGCAATTTCAAGCTTTGATTCGTCACGTCTTACTTTCTTGTAGTTGTTTATTGATATGTGATATAGGTAATACAATTGGTTGTATATCTTGTGATACACATCCCGAGTAGCAGTATTGGTTGCCTCTGCGTATCTGTTTACCAATTGCCGGATATTGTCTCGTATCGACAATTGAGGTATTACTTCCGGTGATAACGATAAAGATAAAAGCAGCTTCCCGTTTTCTTCTCGCTCTTTCTTCATTGCCGCAATCTCGTTCTCTACATTCTCTATCCGTTTCTCGTATTCGAGGTTTATATTCGCCTGCATTGCGAACATCTGTGCGGAAGAAAGATGCCGTTTCAACGCCTCTTCCATTGTATTAAAAGCTTCGATGTATTCCAATTTGAATTTTAGGGCTTTCTTACCAGTGAACCCCATTGCTAAAAGAGTGAAGCTATCCCGGTTCATTATAAATCGTCTTGCGGATTTTACACCTCCATTGGGCTGTGGAACATCTTCTGTATATTCAACGAACATGTCCCGAACTTTTGCGTCACATTCATTATCAGCGTTTTGCAACAAATTATCTATTGACCTAACTACATCGTTTGGCTCTTTGCAGAACTTTTCAGCCACCAAAAGACTGTTGGTTAACACTTGGCCATTCTGACCTTTAAAAACTAATTCATTCATAAATATTATTGTTTATTTTTAGATTTTACTCAATAGAAAAGTTTTTCTCCCTTTTTCCGGAAAGTGAGGTAGCCTGATAAAAGGCTACCCAGCACAATAAGTATTTCAACCATGGCTTTGTCAGATTAAACCTAATTCCAGTTTCATTCTCTCGGCTGCTTTGCGCTCTCTGTGCTCAATCATTTTGTCGTATTGTTTGGTTTCAACGAGATAGGAGAAGCAAGCGCACTTTAGTTCTATTTCCCTGCGTTCGCTCCATCTTGTCCATTTGAGCATTTCTTTCGTTTGTTCCAGTTCCTTTTCAAGCCTTTCGATTTTCCGTTTGTCGGCTGCACTTGACTTTACAACCTTTGGCGCAATCTCGTTCACCTTGTGAAAGACTTCACGATACACATCAAATACAGGACGAACCTTGCGGGCAATGAAGTATTCCAAGCAGGAGACGGAGAGGTGGTATTCTATTGTTGGTCTGCCTCCTTTGGGGTTTTCCCCTTTTTGGTGGAAAACTTGGTAATCAATGCTTTCAATGAAATTTTCTTTAAGTGCTGTTACTGCCTTGTCCTTTCTTGAATAGGCAAGCATCCACACGTAATCAAGGTTGACAGGATATGGAACATCCAGTTTTGAAAGTTCCAAAATGGCTTTAAAATAGCGTTTGATTTCTTCGGTTGAAGAAGATAATGAAAGGGTGCACGTGTCGTGTGCAGACGTGAGTCCACAATTTACTATACTTCGATTGCTACTCATATTCATTCTCTTGGTCATTGCTATGAATATTGAGTAAATAAAAAGGGCTATTCAAACCCGTATTCTCGACCAAGAGAACCTTTACAACGATTTGCAAACGGCAGCAACGAGTAATGAATAGCCCATATCTTTGCGATACAATGCAATCAAAACGACATAAAAAAGTCGTTTGCTTAATCGTATATAAATGTTCTCTTGGTCTTGAACACCGCAAAGATACTAACTCAAATCAAAATGCCAAAGGAAAATCAATAAAAAAGCGGTGAAAATTAATTCCACCGCCTTAGTTCCTCAAAAGAGGAGATGTAAACAAATGATATATCAAAGCCTTACGGCTGCCAGTTCTTTACCAGCTTTATGTATAGCACTTTCGATCTTATTCTTTTGACTTTCAGAAGCAAAAGCTATTCTTTGTTTATATTGCCGCATTAGCGATGGATTAATACCCGCATACTTGGCAAAGGTAGATACGCTTATAAACTTGAAATTCTCAAAAAAAGACGCTATATCATACTTGTATTCAAAGTTTATATCAACCAATGATTTAGGAACGTCTTTGCCTTGTTCTTTAAACATGGTAACATAATCTTCGACACATTCATGTAGCGCACATTTTGCTTCATCTACACTTTTTCCTTGACCGCTCAAGCTGAAACCGTCAAATTCGGGGACATATACACTGATTGTCTTGTCGTCCCACATTTCAATTACCGCTGTTACTTTCATAATTGCAATAGAATGAATATTTGTTTAGGGCAAACAAATGTGCGGGTCACTTAAGACCCGCATCTTTCATCATGCTGTTAAGGGTTCCGCCTTTTATCTCTTGAGAGCCATGCCGGCCGACACGAAAATACTTTCCAGTTTTTGGACTGTACCAAACATCGTGTTCTTTCCCATGACTAACAAACTGGCATCCTATCTTCGCAGCCTTTTTCAAGAACTCTGATACTTTCATGATAATCAAAGACCATTTGTTTACGGCACAAAGATAACATATTTGTTATAATAAACAATGGCGTTCAATAGTGATTTATAACATATTTGTTATTTATTAACCGCTTTTTAAAAAGCTATTTGTTTTCATATATTTAGAAACTAAAACGGCAAATCTGAATCGTCACCAACCTGCTCAACAGGCGCTTCCACCGTAGCAGCCGCATTGCTTGAACCCTCAAACTCATAAGGCTTGAAGTCTCCAAGATAAACCTTTGATTTGGCCTCTGCCTCCGTCTTGTTCGCGTCCCTGTATTGCCTTGATAAAGACTGCTTGCAATAATGCGTCTTCCCAAACTGGCTCGGTTCTCTTCGTTCATTAACATTAAGGCCAAGATATACGGACTTCGCTTTCAGATTTTCGTCCATGCTTACATACAAGTCATTTTCCTCAATGGGAATAATAACACACTTTTTGTTTTTAATTGTTGCTATGCCTGTCTTTTCAAGCTTTAGCAAATCTATGCTTCCGGTTAAATTCATTTTTTGTTAAGTATTTGATTAATAATTTCATTTGCAGCAGTTATCCGCTTCTCGAATTCGGATATTACAGCTTCATCCCTCGTTATCTCTACAATGTGAATGTTATGTTTCAAGAACGGGCAGAAAACGACAAAATCGGCTTTGTCCAAACCCGTACAGGACATCTCCGCTTGTGTTTGGTAGAAGTATATAGGATTTACTGATTTAAGTGTATCGTTATCCTTGATCTCGTTCATATACTCCATGAACTTTTTAGGAGTTGGGCATTTCACCTCTACCACCTTTCTTAAAGCATCTTTAATTGCTATCCGGTCAGGTGAAGCGGAAAAGTAAGGTATTGTAGGGTGCTGTATGCTTTCGCACTCTTCAAGTTCGCATCCTGTGACAAGCTGGTATCTTTCTGCGGCAAAATCTTCATTGTCGTGCCCGAACTCGATAAACTTGTTATTGATGCTTACTTGTTGCTGGTATATCTCAAAAAGGTAATCATCGTCAATGTATGATTGCAACAAGTCGCGTTCTGCACACACTTCATATACATAAGAGAGAGCCGTCTTTCCGAACATCTCTCCCTTTTTACCGCTTGTCATAAGGTCACCAATACGGCTTCCTGTAAAAAACCCCAAGCGTGACACCAGCCACTCCTTTGAACCCTGTTCTATCATTGCGCTGGCTGGTTAAAGATTTCACCCGTTGTTTCATCTACAACTTCCGCTTCTTCCAATGCTTCTTTCATGGCATTTCGCCTGACATCCGCATTCGTTGGATTATCCTCGTATGAAACCTCAGCTTCATCAATATTCTTTTCAACCAAATCGTCTTTTACTACTGCCTGATCGAAAGTTTGTGCACGCTGCATGTCAATGCTTAAAATGCCGTATTTGGAGATAAGCATTTTCAAGACCGTTTTCTTACTCATTGAATCGAAGTCCGTAGCCCAAAGACCTCCACCTCTTTTATAAGTCTGTGAGAACTTTTTCCCATGCTTTTCGCATTCTTCCCGGCTCATGTACATGTACTTTTCAAAGCCGTTTGTGAGGGAGAAGTACGCCATGTAACCGACAATCTTATCCGATTTCCTTTCCCCGAACGTATATTCTCCTGTGAAGCGGTTTTCGCTCTTTATTTCTCCCTCGTACACTTCGGTAACGTTAATGGTTTTGTATTGACCCGATCTCATAGCCAGCTGAGTCATACCCTTGTATCCGATTTGGAAACTCGCCTGATTACCATAAGGTATGATATAAGCAAACCCTAAATTGGGGTTTATCGGTAAGTCCAATGTAGCCGCTATAACCGCAGCGTTCATAATAGATTGCGGCTCCGCCTTTTGAAGCAATGTATTGCTATTGGCAACCGCTACGATTGAACTGATAAAACCGGGTGCTTTCTTCCCTAAAATTTCTTTAAAACGCGACTTCACGTTTTCATTCGCAAGCATTGATTTAAGCTGCGGGACTGTCGTTACTGTACCCATTATTTCTATATTTATTAGTTTAACAATATCTTGATAACCCCTGACTAACACAAAGGCTCATTCTTTCTTCTTCAAGCTCATCAGGTGTGTAATCGTATTGACTACATTCTATCTCTGTGCGCAACTCCTCTATAAGCTGAATAATTTCCTCCTTTGAAGAATATCCGTATTCAGGAAGATACGCCAAAGGAGAGGACCTAACTTTATTCAATTCCTTATATAATTCTTCAAGTTCATTTTCCATTATTTCTTCTATTGAACCGCCTGTACAAGGTTAAATCAAAACGGTGCGCACTTCGTTTATCTCGCGGCTTTTAGTACAGTAATAGCACTACCTTATTGCGGTTATTTATATTGTTATTGATGATTTCCAACTAAAAACCGGACTATCTTCTCAGACCGCCCGGCAACCTAAACAAATAATTCATCCATAGGATAATTCAGTTCTCGTGAGCGTTCCGATGTTAAGCCTTACCGCTCGCCTTACGGTGAGCCACGAGAATATATATAATAAGCGTGTACGGCCGCCTTTCATTACCACCGCATACTTTATACCGATTTAAGACTGTATCGGACGCTTATGTTGTCTTATGACCTGTTGTTTCTTGCGATACGGACGCCCAAACCGCATACTCTCTACCGTAGGACATTTCGGTGCGAAGAAACAATCACGATAACCAAGCCTATACGTAGTTTCGGCGTTTCCGCTATACGTAACCCTTGGTTATATTGAAACAAAGTTTGAATATCTGATATTCGGATTTGTTTCACATTCAATACGTCAAAGAACGGTGTATCTTGCTTCCTCTGCACGAATCGAACGTGCAACAATCGCTAACCGGAACAGACCGGAAACGCTAAACCCTTACGAACAAATAACCTTAGCGATGCTCTAACCATTGAGCTAAGAGGAAGGAGCGTTATTCACACAACGCGGTTTTTTTCTATGAATCTTTCAAGGCTTCTCAGTTCGTACCATATAGTACGCCTGTCGTATTTTGAAAATGATATTTCGGCATTATTCCTTAGTTTTTCTAACAGTTTTTCTCCACATCCTAAGTATGCCATTGCTTCTTTGGCAGATAGCCATAGTTTGTTTACCGGCTCTACCTTTCCGGTGTTTTTTGAGCGTCCCATACCTTACCAGTTTAAACTATCGTAGTAATCTTTGTTGCTTAAATAAGTCTTCACGATCTGCGTATCGCTGCAACCTTCACCGAGGGAATCTACAATAACATTGTAAGCCGTTTCTGTCATATTGTATATGACCTCTTCATTATAATCAGATTTTCCAACTATTCCGAGAAGGAAAAAGAATCCTGTAAAGCCTAAAGCGAATACAGCTATCTGTTTGAATACTTTGTTGTTATTCATAATGATAATTATTACTGAAGTCTTTTTACTATTAAACCTTCAGGACAGCTCTTTGAATAAAAAGAGTATCCCTTTTTTGACAACCTTGATATAGTGGATCGGGCCACATTGGACTTTACATGCTTATCCTTTATAATCACCGTATCACCAACCTTTATACTCTTCAATGTATCTGCCGGAGATATTTTTTTTACAGCTACTGTTTTAATGTCATTCATGTTTATATATTATTGTATTAATCACCTACAAAGCAAGAACCGAATCGTCCTCTATTATTGTTTGTATAATAAGCCGATACAGGAGCGGAGAAGTCATCATACTTACTTCTTTCGGCTGGTTTCCATCCTTCGTGCTCTTTTCTCAATTTATCAGCAAAAGCCTTATTGTCGATAGATTTATAATCTACCATGTTGGCAATTTCCTCTCTTGTACGAAGAGTAAACTTTGCCATTTTCCAAGACTTTCTCAAACTTTCAGACCAAGTGTATTTACCTGTCTTATAAAGGTTATGAGCTCTTTTCATTATGTCTGATAAATCGTACTTCATATTTGTTTTCTTTATTTATTTTATTATCTTTGTATCTACATTGATTTGTAACGTTGTTAACCGCTTTGTTGATTAACAACAATGCAAAGATAGGTATCTTTTTAGATACTACAAAAGGAATGGTATCTTTTTTAATACCATTTTTTATGTTATAAAACATGTTTTGTGTAGTTGATTGATTATTAAATAGATATAAGTATGAATGATAAGATTTTTATAATAAGTATAGAGCTGAACAGCAAGGCTGCCGTAGCTCAATTTGAGAAAGTGATGAATGGGTGTTCATCAACCTATGTAAAGATAATGGAGAATACCTATGCGGTGAGAGTGTCCTCGTCCTATACGAGCGAGGCTATAAGGGATATAGTACTGAATAAGATGGGCGGCGACTGTATTTTGTTCGTTATGCGATCAAGTATAGATACAGCGTGGAGAATAAACAGTTCTGCTGACGGTTGGCTAAAATCACACATTTGAAATGGAAGCGGTAAAAGGCGGAACTTTGTATAAAGACCCGAAAATAGAAAGGGCTGTAATTAGCCACTTTAAAATTTACGAAGTATCGGATATGGAGCTTGACTCTTTAAAAGAAGGCGATGATGGAGGAAAGAAGCTCAATTATTCGATAGGATGCTTCTCTCTATTTATTGGAATGATTGTATCTTTTACAACAAGTTCATTTCATAATGACAAAATAGCTGGAGCGATGTATATGCTTGCGGTAGTTTTATTTGTATTGGGAATTATCTGTTATATATCTTATCGAAAATCTGAAAATAAAACCGATAAGATATATAACAAAATAAAGTCAAGAGGTTGTGATGTAACCAAACTTGATAAGTAGCATATACAATATCCATATTAGGTTAGGCAACAAGATACATATAATTCCATGTGTTCTGTTTCTTCTTCTTCGTTTGAAGTAGTCGTCCCACCATTCTTGAGGGATACGTTTGGGGTTTTGTTCTTTCATAATTCGATCTTTGAAATGTTGATACAATCGGTTATTAATTAAACTTAAAGGATAGCTGTACTTTCACTTTTTTAAACCTGTCATTTGGGAGGTTGTGTAATTGGACTATCTCATTAATGGAGTTTGTACACATAGAATCAACCAATTCATTGTATTTGTCTCCATTGTGTCCTTTTATCCACCGGAAATATACAGAGCTAAGAGTCTTTACACGCTCGTTGTATTTGATTATCAAATCTCTGTTTTTTTTCGGCTTCCAAATACCGGAAAAGACGTTGATCGCATATTTGCTGTCTGAATATACGATTAAATCAGAACCTTCCGGGACGGAACAAACGGCACTTATAATAGCAAGCATCTCCATACGGTTGCTGGTTGTATAAAGAAAACCTTTTGAAGCGGTTTTTACAACTTCTCCCTTATGGATTATCAGATAGGCTGAACCGCCTTCCCCGTACACTGATGTGTTTTGGCATCCTCCGTCTGTATATGCTATATATTTACTCATTGTCTTGGTGTATATATTAAATTATTAATTATATAATCATACGCATGATGCGTATCGCGTCACGTGTGCATACGCTACGCTATGTTTTTAGTGGTCTTTTTTGGGAATATGGCATAAAAATTAAAGTTTAAACGTTATCAGATCGCAAGAATAAACATACCTGTTTGATACGCGCAAACGAATCTCGCTACCACTCCTGTATAAGTAACCATTCAGACCAGTTTCTTTATAAAAGCTGTTTGCCAGCTTTGGAGAAAAGTCTGAATAATTTAAGCATACACGAACAGACTGTTCAACTCTGCTTACAAGTCCACTTAAACACAGTCCGTCAATAAGGCGTTTGGCTTTCGCCTTACATACTTTGGTTATATCCATTATACGCTTTCTACTCAATCCGGTAAAGGCATTATCTGTACGTAGCATACGCTTACATTTTTTGCGGGCTTTCCGAAGCTGGTTTATAGACTTCGCGTTTCCCTTAGCTATGTTAATGGTATCTTCACAGTCTGATTGCTTGCTTATATGGTTAAGCAATACAGACTTCCTGATAATGTCTATAATATCTTTCAATGAGTATTGACATACAATCGGGCTTCGCTCTGATTTCGGCCTATCGCTCATCAAAGCTTTTGTTCGACTATATGTCTTACATTCAAAGTCTAACCTGATATGATATGATTTTTCTCTCTTAAGCGAAGTGGCTACAAGATCTTTATTGTCTCGTTTCAGTAAGCCGTATTCAATGCCGCTATTGATTATACGGCACATTCTCGTTGACCCAATACCAAATAAGTCCTTACACTTGCTGACAGTAGCCGATTGTATTCTTGATGAAACAAACGTTAGTTTGACGAGCACAGAAAAAGCAAGCGCTTCAATAAATCGTTTATCATTGATTGCCTGCTCTGCAAGTCCTATATTTAAATATAACGTCTGTTTCATATATTGATATAAAAAAATCCGTTGCTAAAGTCAAGAGGCAACGGATTTCCATATAGAGAGGCCCACGCTAGGGCGATTGTTTAATTTAATCTGCATCTGTTGCCTCTTGACTTGCAACGGGTGCAAAGATAGTATCTTTTTTGATACTACCTAAAATAATAGGAGATTTTTTTATGAAAACTGCAAAAGATAGGTTTCATGAAGTAATGGATAGTCTTGGGTTAAGTGACTATAAGGTATATACCAGTATAGAGGGAATAACAAAAAATATGATATCTAAATTAAGACAAGGACATACAGAAGAAGTGTCAGTGAAGATATTAATGCCTTTTTGCGAAGCCTACCCCGAAGTCAACGCCAACTACATCCTTACCGGAAAGGGGGATATGTTTCTTGACACAGATAAGAGCACATCTGAAAACATTGCATCGCAATCTCAGAAGATGTACAAGGATACGATAACAAGTAAGGATAAGGAGATTGCTAATTTAAAGGCCGAAATAGAGAGAATGAAGTCCGAGATAGATAAGTTAATAGGGCAGAACGAAATTATGCGAGAACAGCTTGGGCTAAGCGAAAGAAAGGCTTCAACCAAGAGTGCGTAATAATTGATTTTAATACTCGAAATATCATAAATTATGATTGAAAACTATGTTTACAAACATGGTTTATTTTAAGAACAATAATATAACATATCTTGTTTATTTCTTACTTTTCAAAAACAAACGATAACTATATTATGAATGATGCCAACTTAGCAATGTACATATCGGATATTCTGGATGCGTATGTAATAATGTCCAAGAGAGTAGATGCCCTTGAAAACGAAGTAAGAATGTTAAGAGAAAGCCAAGAGGTTACGCCTAAAAATGAGTGCAAGGTATATGATATCAGGGAAGTTCATAAATTAAAGATATTGCATAAGTAAAGAAAGCACTATGCAATTAGTATGCAAATGATTTATTTATGGTTTATAATTTATTGTTTTTTAGATAGTTATGCTATGTAAAATTCGGCTTCCCAAGCTGAGGGTCGCGGGTTTGAGCCCCGTCTTCCGCTCTTCTGAAAATCAGGCAGTTACAAATAAAGTGACTGCCTGATTTCTTTATATATGCTGCATAACATACCCTTTTAGGCCCTTTTAGACCCTTTTAACCCTATCTTTGTATGCAAATTCTATGCAAATTTTTTGATTTGCATAAACAAAAAGAAATAGATATATGGCAACAGTTAAATTCTACCTTGATAAAAGAAGGCAAAAAAAAGACGGGACTTACCCTCTAAAGTTGAACGTGTTCCATAATAAACAAATAATGATAGCTACACAATTAAGCGCATCGGATAAAGAGTGGGCTGGAAATGAGTATTCCATGCGGGCACAAAATTATAAACCAAGAAACATTGTCGCTCGCGGGATAATAAACAAGGCGGAAACTGTAATATTAACGTTGGAGCAACAGGGTAAGCTGAAATCAACAACGGATGCATCATTAAAAAAAATGATCGAAGAAGCCATAAGCAATAAGATCCAAAACGAAAAGACATTCTTATACTATCTTGATGAATTTATATCGAAAAAGAATAATCAAGGTACCAAGACCGTATACACAACCACAAGGAACAAGATTAAAGAATACGATAGCCGCTGTACGTTTGAAAGCATGGATAAATCGTGGCTTGAAAATTTTGAAGCGTGGATGGCAAAGACGATGAAAGTTAACGCCTACGCTATTCATTTACGGAACATACGCACCGTATTCAACTATGCCATTGATGAAGAGTACACGACATTGTATCCATTCAGAAGATTTTCAATAAAAAAAGAGGAAACCCGGAAACGCAGCCTCACAGTAGAACAGCTTAGATTATTAAGAGATTACCCATGTGAGGAGTATCAGATAAGATATAGAGATATATTTATACTTATGTTTTACCTTATAGGGGTAAATGCAGCCGATTTGTTTAACGCAAAACATTCCGCATTGGTAAACGGTCGCTTTGAATACAAAAGGGCTAAAACGGGGAAATTATACAGCGTAAAAGTAGAACCTGAGGCTATGGATATAATAGAAAAATATAAAGGGAAAAGCTATCTTCTCAATATAATGGATGAATACAGGAATTACAAGGACTTCCTGCATCGAATGGGGATAGGACTAAAGCAGATCGGGAAACTTGAACGAAAAGGATTAGGCGGGAAAAAGATAAGAACCCCTCTGTTTCCTGATTTATCCTCTTATTGGACGCGTCATACTTGGGCCACAATAGCATCTGAGCTCGACATTCCCAAAGAGGTAATAGCGCATGCTCTTGGACACAGCTGGGCAAATAGCACTACAACGGATATATACATACGCTTTGATAATAAGAAGGTGGATGAAGCTAATCGAAAGGTAATAGATTACGTAAATATTGATGACGTAAATAAAAAATAAGCAAGCCAATTGCCTGCCTATTCTTTCACGAAGTCAACTTTGTAACCCAATTCCTTTGCAATTTTGGAAAGAATATCTATACCCGTACTGTATTTTCCAAGCTCTATACGGGCTATGTTTCCAGGAGCAATCCCAGTTAACTCGGATAATTGCGCTTGCGATATTCCCTTTGCCATGCGAAGCTCTGCTATTCGCTTACCTATTCGTTCTCTGTCATTCATGGTTATCTGATTATTGCATCCTCTATTCTCGCAGGATATGGTCTGCCTAATTCATTCTTCACATTCACTCTTTCAAGATCGATGGTAAGACCGGATATGTCTATACTTGCCTCTTCTGCCAATTCTCTTACTTGGTCTTCGTCACGAGCTATTGCATGGTACAATATAGTATCGCTGTGTTCTTCGTCAAAAATATTATAGCTATTCATATTATTTGCCCGTCATGCCGATAGCGCAGCATTATATATTATAATTTAATTTCGTTTCCGATTGCAAACTTAGCAAGGCAATAAGCCTGTTTTTCAGAACACTTCATATATTTATCAACAGATTGACAAATTGAAGCAATAAAGTCATTTCCGGATTCTTTAGCTTTCATTTCAATCTTAGAAAGCATTTCCGCTGAAATCTGATAGCTCATAGAGTTTCTTTCACCGGATGCGCATCCATTAATCCACATCATTTTGTCTTGAATTTCTTCAAGTGGGGTTAAAGCTTTCAATTCTGCCTTTTTGGGTGATTTTTTCAAGGAAACACCATTTTCGTCGGTAAGGTTGAATGCCATTTCTTTTTTTGAGAATCCAGCTTCATAAGAAACTTCTACATATCCGGTTGATTTGGTGATAATACGAGTGATAGTACCTTTTTGACCTTTTTTGTTGAAAACAACTTGATTGATAGTAATCATAACTTTATGCCGCTTATCCGTTGCCGCCGGTTCTATTGTTATTTGATATTGCAAATATACTATCAAATTTGATAGTAAGCAAGCGAAATAAACTTTATTTTTTATGCTGTACAACACATAAATCACAATAAGACATTAATATTAACGAAATAAATTGTAAATATCACATATTGTTTATTATCTTTGCAAAAGCATGTCAAGTGGCATGTGTACCCATACTGACGAAAAGACATGAAAGGACTTACAATCAAACAAGAAAACTTCTGCAATTATTACATTGAAAGCGGTAATGCTTCCGATGCTTATCGTCGTGCCTATTCGTCCGAGAAGATGAAAGACAAACAAATATGGGAAGAGTCTTGCAAGCTGTTATCTCGCCCAAATGTAGCCCAAAGGGTGAAAGAGCTCCAGGAAGAGCAGAAAAAAAAATCCGATATTACCAAAGAGGAAATAATCAAGTTGTGCGCTGATGTTATCAGGGGAAAGTCCATTACTGACTATACAGAAGAGTATGACGGAAAGAAGAAAGTAAAAACCGTTTCCAAAACATGGGCAATAGAACGTGTATGCAAGATGTTCGGTCTTGACGAGCCTACAAAGATTGATTTGAAGAGTATGCTTTTTGACGTCGATACAGGAGATGAGTAAAAATGAAAAGATCACATTTGATTATCGGAAATTCAATCCAAACTTTCATCATTTAAAAAAAGCATTAAAAGATGATGATATCCGGTTTATCTTTTTGATCGGTGGCTCTTCTTCGTCCAAATCCTTTTCGGTTGCACAGGCTATATTACTGTTCTGCTTATCTGACGGATATAATACTCGTGTTTATAGGAAGACTGGTGCAACCATAGCGGACAGCATATATAAGGCATTTAAGGAAGCAGCTAACAGTCTCGGCATTTCAAAAGCGTTTGATTTTAGGGAAAACGCTATTAAATGCTTCAACGGCTCATATATCACATTTAGCGGTCTTGATGATCCTGAAAAGATAAAAGGTCTTGAAAGTTATCAGTTTGTCGTATGCGAAGAATTGAGTGATTTTGCCGAAGCTGACTTCAAGCAGATAAAAAAACGTTTAAGGGGCCGTTTGGGCCAAAAGATAATATCCATGTTTAACCCCATATCAGAGGAGCACTGGATAAAGAAGAATGTGTTCGACAAAGAGGACTTGCACGAGGTCGACAATTATCTGTATGGTATTAAAAACACATTGACAGGAGATGTATTGCCAAAGGAATACACTACAATAACCAAGAAACTTATTAACTCTCCCCGCATAATAACCAACCCACGTACAGGAGAAGAGGAAGTGCATGCGCCTGATACGCTGATATTAAAGTCTACCTATCTTAATAATTTTTGGGTTGTCGGTTCTCCTGACGGCACTTATGGTTTTTATGACAGGCAGGCGGTTGCCGATTTTGAAAAGGATAAAAATAGAGATTATAACTATTACCGCATTTACGCTCTCGGAGACTGGGGTAGCATAAGGACTGGCGGAGAATATCTGTACGCATTTGATGCAGGAAAACATAGGGGGAACTATCCGTATGATCCTAAAATACCCATTCATATATCGGTTGATAATAACGTACTTCCATATATTACCGTAACGCTATGGCAAAAAAACGACAACAATTTCAGGCAGATACACGAAATATGCGCGGAAGATCCTAATAATACCGTTACTCAGGCAGCGTCAATGACAAGGGACTGGCTTACGTCTATCGGGTATGCAGATGTGTTATTTGTTCATGGGGATGCCACTACAAGAAGCGGTAATACAATAGATGATGAAAAGAGGTCATTTTTGGATAAGTTTATTGAGTGCTTGGAACAGAGGTTTGTAGTTAATGACTGCGTTCCCGCCTCCAACCCTTCAGTCGCTTTGTCGGGTGAGTTTATAAACGCCATATTGTCCGGTAATCTATACGGAATAAATATAGGTATAGACGATTCTTGTAAGAAGTCAATAAGAGACTATGAGAACGTGAAGAAAGATGCCAACGGAGCTATTTTAAAGCAAAGGATTAAAAATAAGGAAACCGGGCAAAGCTATGAGGAGTTTGGACATTGTACGGACACATTTAGATACGTTGTTGTAGACGTGTTCAAAGATGAATATACAAGATTCTCCCTCAAGAGGAAAAGAAGTGTTCAATCCGAAGATGATGTGTTGTACTTTAATGCGGATGCAGCCGGAAGCGAGTTGTTATACGTTATTCCTGATAATTTCGGAATGATGACCGCTGTGTCGTGCGTTATACATGATTACATAGATATAAAATATGTAGTATATCATGGCTGCTATGACAGCGATATGTTATTCAGATGTGTTGAAAACGCAAAGGGTCTTGTTATATTCGAGTGCGAAAAAGCATTCTTCCATACAGTAAGGGAGTTGAGGGAATTAAGGGAAATAAAGGTAATATCTTCTTCATCCGACTACAAGCTTAGAATAGAGGCTAACAAAGACTTTATCAAGAAGAAAGTAAGGTTTTCAGGCGGTTATGAAAGTAATGCTGATTATCTGTTATTTATGAATGACTTTTTGGACTATAACGGTAAGGACAGCGCCTCTGCTATCAACATCATATCCGCCATGTCCAAGTATATAAGAAAGAATTTTTTTTAAATTGTTATTTTTACTTAGTCTAAATAAAAATAGTTCGTTTTTTATTTGCTATTCAATATGTTAGTTAGTATATTTGCATAAAATAATAGCCTTTGGTATGTTAAGTAACATACTACCCATTGTTGAACTAAAAGACCAAAGGCGATAATCATGTATATGGTTGTTGCCTTTTTTATTTAAGCATGAATTTATCTTTTGAGACAAAGAATTTTCATTTATCTATTGGAGGCAAGTCCAAAGATTTAATCAGCGACAAACAGGGGAATGTCTACGGATATGTGCGCAACACACTATATGACATCGCCTCTCCTTATGTAGCCTCCAATAATTTCATCACCTTATACGAATCTGTTCCGGAGGTTTTTTTCCCGGTAAGATATTTGGTAGACAAGATTGTCAAGGGTAATTTTATGCTAAAATCAACAAAGGACGATTCAGTCGTATTCAACAATGATAGCATAAACAAGTTCTTGACACAGCCAAACGCACTTCAATCATTTGATGAGTTCGTATCACTTCACTTTCTATATAAATTTTTGACAGGTAACTCATTTATCAAAGCATCTGTGTTTTCAGAATCACAAAAAGAACTATGGAAGAGATGCGATGATTATTGGGTCCTTCCATCCGGCAGCGTTGATATTGTAGCATACAACAATGCTCCCTTGTTTTCTCCGGCAAGTGTATCTGATATAATCCAATATTACAGACTGTCTTATTCCGGTATTATGGATGATATGCCGCCGGAAACTGTTCTTCATGTGAAGGAGTCTAATGTAAACACCTTTACCTGTAACCTCAAGGGACAAAGCAGGCTTGTATCACAGATAAAGCCTATATCCAATCTTATATCTGTGTATGAAGCAAGGAATGTTATATACACCAAGAGAGGTGCTCTCGGCATCATTGTATCAAGAAAGAAAGATGAAACCGGGACAGTCGCTCTAACTCCTGACGAAAAAAAGAATATCCGCGAAGAATACAATACTGTGTACGGATTAGGAGAAGATAAATATCCGGTAGCGATAATAGATACAGATACGGACTTTATCCGGACATCTATGAGTATTCAGGAATTGCAACCGTTTGACGAGACGTTGCAGGATGCCATATCAATAGCCGGTGCGTTTTCTATACCTGCGCAGCTTGTGCCAAGAAAGGACAACAGCACTTTCAACAATCAGCAAACAGCGGAAAGAAGCGTCTACTACAACATCGTTATCCCGGAGGCTAAATCTTTCGCAAGAAGCCTTACCCGATTCTTGGGGCTTGAAAACAGCGGTTTGTACTTAGATGTGGATTATTCAGATGTGGATGCTTTGCAATCAGGAAATAAAGAGAGACAAGAGACTTTAAACATCATCTCGGTAAAGTGTAAAAACGAGTTTCTTAGCGGGGTAATAACCCTTAATGATTGGCGGGCACAGATAGGTGAATCAAGGGTTTCAAACCCTTTATACGATAAGCTCATATTGGAAATGAGCGATCAGGAAGTGGAGAGAATCAAAGGTATTATTTCTTCAGGTAACACAAAATCAAATAGCAATGGAGCAGCTTAGAGACATAACATGTAAGACAAGGACGAACGATGTTGACGAGAAAGGCATTGTAACTGTCGCTGTAAACGGAATAGGCATTCAGGATGCGGATGGTGACATATCGGCTAAAGGTTCTTTCAATAAGACGTTGAAAGAAAACTTCAGCAGGGTTAAATGGCTGTATAATCATGACAGAGGCATTCTGCTCGGATGTCCGATAGAGGGTAAAGAGATTGACGGAAACCTTGTTATGACAGGTGCTATCAATTTAAAAAAACAGATAGGGCGAGATGTGCTGGAGGACTACAAACTTTACGCAGAATACGGAAAGACCCTTGAACACTCTATCGGGGTAAAGGCTATAAAAAGAGACGATAAAGATAAAAGAATTGTAAAAGAGTGGTCTCTATGGGAATACTCAACCTTATCATCATGGGGAGCCAATCCGCAAACCTTTCTTATTGATATTAAGAACGCAGACAAGCAGACAATTCAGGAGCATATAGGTTTCCTTAAAAAAGCTCTTACGATGCGTTATTCCGATGATAAATTAAAAGAATTAGACATGAATTTAAGTTTGGTAGAAAAGGCATTATCCGGGCAGGATATTGTGACGTGTCCTCATTGCGGGCTTTCCTTTGATTACAATAGTGTGCCGGAAGAGACATTTGAAAACCAAGTATTGGACAGTGTAGGGAATTATACGCGCTGGATAGCAGAGGATGTAGTGTCTGCGGAAATGGAAAAGCTTAAACCGGAGATACAGGAACAGGTTCTTAATATCGTATCGTCAAAGAAAAGCATCGAAGAACTTGCCGCTTATGTAAGGTGTCCTAAATGCTATGCAAGGATTTATAAGAGTTTCATAAACAAGAATACAGAGCCGCCGGAGGGCACTCACCAAGAAGAAAGCCGCAAAAGCACTTTTTCATTGGAGGGACTCGCTATTAAAGGTTTAATATAATAATTAGAAGAAATGAATTTGATTGAATTTGCAAAAAAAGAAAACGAATTGACATTGGAGGAAAAGCAAACTCTTGGTACAATTCAAAAAAAGGTGAATGATACGGTGGAGGAGCTTCTCAAGGGGCTTATCTCTGAAAGTTCATTCAACGAGAAAATGAAAAGCGTAGATGAGCAGCTTAAGGCCCTAAACGAAGATGGCAAGGTTGGTCTTGCTGTTAAGGAACTGGGAGAGTTCAAAGAAGAAATCAAAGAGTTGTCAAAACAGCTGGAAGTGTTGAAGGCAAAGGGCTTTAACGTAAACAGCAACTCTAACAATCTTGGCAAGAAGATTGATGAGTTCTTGGATTCAGAGAAGTTTAAAGACTTCTTGGACGGGAAAACAAAGAGTTCAGGCCGTTTTGACATTGATTTGAAAGATGTGACAGATCCGGTAAGCATAACTAATGACTATGCCGGAGACAAGCTAATCACTCGCCAAAGCAATGTTGTTGTAACTAAGATCAATGAAGGAGCGCACATTCGTGACATCATGACTGTAGATCAGGGAGATCCTGCATATCCTACAATCACATTCACGCAGATCTACGATCTTGACAGAAACGCTGCTGCTGTTTCAGAGAACGGAAGACTTCCTGAATCTTCATTCAAGATCAAGGAGCAGACCGTTGGCGTGTGCCGCATTGGTACTTATGTTCCGTTGAGCAAGCGATTGCTTAAGTCTCGTATCTATGTACGCTCATGGCTTATGAACCGTCTTGCCTCTTGGGTTAGAATGGCTGAGGATTTCCAAATCATGTTCGGTGACGGACAAGGCGATAACCTGAAAGGTATTGCAAACTACGAAGATATTCTTCCGGCAGAAGATATAATCAGCAAAGACGTGGTAACCGGCGCTAAGGGTTCTGTTAAGTCGGTAAGCACTTACAATGGCGGCAAACAGTCCATTGTTGAGTTTACAGAAGCACAGCCTGAAATCATGGAAGGACAAAAGATTACGTTTGCAGGTTCTTCCGTTGAAGGTTTCAACTCTACTTATGTTGTTCATAAGATGAATGACAGAAAGATTGTTGTTGACTATGCATACGCTGCCGTAGCTGATGCAACATCCGCTGTCACATTCACAGTTAAGAACAACCTGTTCAATTCTGTTGTATCTCCTAATATCGGCGATGCAATCAATGCTATCTTCGCAATCATGACCTATGCGGAATACACGCCTTCGTTCATTGCGCTTAACCCGTCTACCGTATTCGATGCAGAAACGGCAAAAGATACATCCGGACGGTCTCTCGGCCTTGTTACTACCGTTAACGGTGTCAAGTATATTTCCGGAAGACCTATTATTGAAACAACGAAGATCAACCCGGGCAAGTATTTTGCAGGAGATATGACAAACGGAGCTTCTCTGGTCGACTGGAGCAATCTTAGCGTTGAGTTTGCAGAAGATGTGGAAACAAAGCTCCGCAATACTGTTGTCCTCATTGCACAGGAAGAGGTTCAGATGCCTGTTTACAACCCGGCTGCATTTACATACGGTAATATTGCCGATGTGATAACTGCCATTAAAGTTGCTGCCTAATGGATAAGGTTATAATTATACGAGGTAGTCAACTGGAAGTAGATAAGATCATTCAGGAAAACCGAATAAGGAAGGAAATGGGGCTTATTTCCATTGAGGAAGGCGCCCCTAAATCCTCCGAAAAACGCGAGATTCCTGAAAAACGAGAAAAGACATCTCCGGTTGCGGACAATAAAAATGTTTAATTATGCTCATTGATTATGCTTTTTTTCAAGGGCCGCTATTTATTAGCGGAATAATTTCTCCGGATGTTGCTCCGTCATTGACAACATCTGCTATAACAGGAGATGTGAACAACTATATATCCTATTATGAGACGGAATACCTGATAAAGGTTCTTGGTAAAGAAGTATATGAACAATTTTCCGAATATCTCCAGTCAGAAGAGAAAGAACCTGTAAAACTGTGGGATGATTTAAAGAGCATGCTGGTTGGCACTATGGGAGGGATGAAAATCTCTCCTATTGCCAATTACATATACTTTTTCTACGCAAGAAACCATCAATGCGATGTAACCGTCAACGGTGTAAAGAAAGACAGCGATGTCGGTGATCTTGTATCTCCTATGGGGAAAATGGTTTCTGCATGGAATAGCATGGTTAGAATGAACGCAGACCTTTATAAATGGCTTGATACGCAACATATAGAGGGCTGGACGTTCGATAAATCATTATTAAAACCTGTAAACACATTCAATCTATGATAGTAGAGATTTTCAGCGATATATGCAAAAGAGTGTCTTCCGAAGTTGGGTATGACGTGAATTATATATTCGGCGACAGTACATATATAAGGGAGGCCATCCTGACGCAAAAGAAGATACCACAAACCGCCACAAAACGCTTTCCTTTAATCGGGCTTTATACCCCGTTCGTAGAGGATAAGACAGATAGCAAGGTGTATTGCAAGGCTGATGTCAATATAATCATAGCAGTAAACACGCTCAAGGATTACACCAATGAGCAGCGTATAGAAGTATCTTTCAAGGGCTTGTTAAGACCGTTGTATGATGCTTTAATCAAGGAAGTGGGTGCTGAAAAAAGGTTTGATTTTGGATATTCGGGGCATGTGGCTCATTCTTATTCGGAAAATCTTGTATTCGGTCGAAGAGGCGCTTTTGACGCTGACGGAAAGGAGATTGAAGAAAAGATTGATGCTATTGAAATAACTAATTTAAGTTTAACGGTAAAAAAAATAAAATGCTATGGCAACAGATTATAGACAATGTCCGGGGGTTGCAACCTTTAATACGGGAAATTCCGTATGCGTGTTAGACCCCGGCAAGGTAAAAGCTATCATATTGGTAATGCATGGGTATAAGTTGCCCAAAACTCTGACAGCGGACGCTTTGGAAGCAGCCTGTCATGCAGACCGACCGGGAAGAATATTTCCGATTAAAACGATTGTGGAATACGCTCCATCAGGCGGGGAAGCGCAAACCTCAGCGACAGGTTACGGACCTACAAAAATCACAGGATACTCGCCCAAAAACGATGCATGGACGCTTGAAAATTACGATGCAAGCCTCAAGGCTAATCTTATGGCTGCAAAGAATACAGCGTTTGATGCATATTTTGTGGACGAGAACAACGTGATATACGGCATGAACGACGGTACGGAAGAACTGGCCGGAATCGAACTGTCCGGCGTATATCCGGGCGGTCAGGACTGGGATTCTTCCGGCACAGAAGCCAACCTCACTATTGCAACGATGTTCAAGGATTACGAGAAGTATATCAAGAACGCTGGTGTAAAGGCTTGTGACTTTGACGTTGTCGGAGCGCTGAAAGGGCTTGTTTATGTTGAGCTGGTTTCAACAGAATCAAAGAAATACAAGCTTGTTGAGCACTTCGGAAGACTTGATATAACCCCATACTACGGAGCGTTGCTTCAAGAAAATGCGACTACTGCATTACCCGGTGCAACAAGTGTATCCTACGCAAACGGTGTTATTACCGTAGGCGAGGGAGAACCGACACTTGCTTCCCCCTCTGTGTTGCAAGGAGCCGGAATCACAGGCATAGAGGCTTGGGGATGAAAGTAGAAGGAATTACATTCAACGATGAGAGAGTAAGAAACATGAAGAAGAGGGACTTCATAAACTCTCATAAGGATGTGTTTTTTCTTGACCGTCCGATAGAGGAACGCGAAAAGGTGCTTTCTTCAATTTACGAGGATATAGCCTCTTCCGGTGTTCAAAGGCAGAAGAAAGACGGTGATATGTAACTGTGTTGTGTATATTAATTAGGGGTGTTCATTTTGTTCACCCCTTAATTGTATTTGTTATGGCTAATATAATTGATGCGGAAAAAGCCGTAAAACAGTTCGTTGAGGGGTTCGAACCTATGATACGGGGTGTAATGGTAGAAAATAGGGAGGAGGTTTCACAATATATCGTAGAGCAGTTATGGTCAGGTATTAACGGAAACGACAAACCATTACGTCCTACCTACTTCAATGATCCATATTTTAATACTAAAGAGGCCGGATATTGGTATAAAAACGCTAAGGGATACGCCGCGTTTAAAAATAGGATTGCTCCTCTATTGTATTCTTCTTTGATAAACGCTCCTGTTAGTTCAAAGGGAACACCTAACCTTATAATTACAGGTGGGTTTCACGATTCAATTACGGCTACTCCGACAGACAAGGGGCTAAAAATAGGAAGTGAGGGTGTCAGTTTCAGCAGCGATATAGAAAAGAAATACGGTCAGGCAATTTATCGTGTCGGTTCCTATGCCCGGAAAACTTTTTTTAGAAGATGTCTAAAACAAGGCATTGAAGATTATTTCAGAAAATTCGGCTTGTAATGGGATGTGCGTGCGAAAACAAAAAGAGAATGGCAGACATAGCCAATATGAGGACGCTTGCAAGGAAAGTGGCCCAAATGGAGGGTAAGGTATATGTCTTGTATGAGAATGGCGGAATATTTAATTTCTGCCCGCGGGGAGAGACGTTTAAAGGTGTATTTATAGAGTATGTTTGGTTTTGATATTAAAAATAGAACACCACTTTTTGTATAACCCCCGTAATTTTTCTGCCTTCAAATTGAAAAATATTAAAAATAGAACAAAGGCGGGAGTTACCCCGCCTCTTAAGTTTACTTTTTAAGCCCCATTATTATCCGCATATTAGGCATTACTGTTTTCTCAACTCTGTGTGTCTTTGTGTCCCTTGTTGGGGTATCCGCTTTATTTGTTCTTCCACGTTTTAGCGCCTTTATCTCTTCCTGCAGTTCGTCCACGCGTCCTGATACGATATTGTAAGCGTCCAGCAAATGGCTTATGTACTTTACAACGGATTGCATGTTTTTCAACTCTCTAAGAACCTGTTCATGTTCTTCTGATACTATACTCATTTGTCTCACCAAATCGGATGTGTTTGTTCTCATATAGATAAAATATTTGTTTTAGGTTTAAAATCAGCACATCGGCTGTGATTGTAATGTTGTTTGGGTTGAATTTAACCCACTGGGTTGTTTGGGTTATTTTATTTTTGCCGTTTTCCCGTCAGAAGGCTTTCCACCGAATAAATAATTAATGTAAGCAAGTCCTTTGGGTTTACAAAGTACCTTCTGATATAATATGTCGGGGTGACTGTCTCTGTGTATAGGTGGTAACAGCGTCATTTCAAAATACCCGGCGTCAATGTACTTTTGTTTCGGTTCGTTCCTGTCTTTAAAAAATACGCCCACTTCCTTTAGCTTCTTGAAAAGGGTGTTTCTCCCGAAACCGAGGTTGAGAATCTTTGCGGCTTGGCCTATGTCTACTTTGCCCTCTGCTTTGAAAGCGGATTCGGCGAATGACACCAAAGGTTCCTGTCTGGCAGTTTTATCTTCAAGACGCTTCTTCTCTTGTTCTAATCTTGCCTTTTCCTCACGTTCGTTCTTTAATTGTGTGGCAAGGCTGATAACAAGGTCGGGGTTGTTTATCATCTGTTCCAAAGTCGGCTGAGTGGCGGTCATGCCGTATCGCATCAATTCATCGAGTTTTTCAGTACACCACAGTTTCAAATCAATGTCTAACCATTGGCAGAAATCAACTACTATTAATCTGTGCATCCAAGTACCGGGAGCTATTCCACCTCTTTCTGTTCTAACTAATTGATTTTCAGCAATACCATATTTTCTTGTAATGGCGTTAATTAATTGATTTGTAGCAGGTAAGGACAAATAATCATTGGGACGCTTCCCGTAGATTTTAGCAAGCTGTGTGGCGTTAACCATAACATCGTCTTTGATGTTAAAAAGTACCTCGTTGCCATTGTAGGAGAAAGTTTTACTCGTTTCGTGAGTGGACGTACTTAATACAGCAATGTTATTGCTGTTTGAGTAATTTTCATTCAACTGTCGCATAAACAATGAAAATTAAAAGTTAATAAATAAAGAAAGCAGAGAATTTCTCCAACTTGCGACAGTTCCATATCGGCTTGGGGCGAATATGTATATAATCCACCCATATTAAAATTATATACCCATAACAGATATACATTGACGTATAAAGTATATAAGGATAAGATGGTTCTTGAAAGTGATAACATATATATGGCAAATGATTGGGCTATAAAATTTCCTGATATCCTTTATCTTATGAAAGATTAATAAACCAATCAAAAGGAATAATATTAAACCTGTATGTTATTTAGACCATTTCTAAATTACAAAGAAATCCGTCTCATGTTTTGGTTACATCCCTATTTCTGCTTTAATTTGTGTCGGAAATAATATTATTAACAATGTAGTAAACATTGTTAGGTAGTGTTATGTTTAAATTGCGTCGTTCGTTCTGTCGTTCTACAATATTATAGAATAAAGGTGGTATGGGAAGCTGGAGCGAAAAACAAGAAGTTAAGAAAGAGGCAAAGGAAAAGGATAAGGTAAGGCGTGAAAAACTTGCAGGATTATTCTTTGATTTAGCAAAACTTTCTTTTGCGGGACTTGTTATAGGTGGTATCGTTTCTATGAAACCAGATATGAATATCACACTTGATATATATAGGGTGATTATAGGTGGATTTTCTACCATTATTTTTATTAGAATAGGAAATGCAATTTTAAAATAGTAGTTTGATTATGGATATGTTGAGTTTAGTATATACTGTAAGTGTAATCGTAGGCGGCGGTATCCTTATATGGTTTAAAACCAAATCCGGAAAGAAGTGGTTAAGAGAACTGTAATTATGGAAGGTTTGTTAATCGTTTTGGGAGGTTCTGGAGCTTTAGCCTTTTTATTTGCTCTTTGGCTGAATACTCGAAAGGGCAAGAGGTGGCTTGCAAGCTTATAAATTGACTGTTATTTAGATAAAATAATAAAGCCAGACACTACATCTGGCTTTTTCTATATATTCATTCTACGCTCTTAACTATCAGTGAATACTTTACAGGTTTTGCCTTTCCATGATTGTAACTTACGCTTTTTACAAACCCTTTATATATGTTCCCGTTCTTCTCTATCCGTATATAGCCTGATAAATCAGAGGGTGTTCCCTGATCGCCTGTTTCTACCGATAATTCCCCAACCGTAAACAGCCTATTACCTAATGCTATGTCGTTGGTTTCTCTTACTCCGTTAATCTCAACATCACTATTGCCGTCAGAGGACGTAAAATACAGCTGCTCTGCAAAGGCGGCAAGGTAGCGTGCGTTCGCCTCAATCATGTAGCGTTGCGAATACATGGCATTAAACATGGTAGACGGAGATATAACGCCGGATATGGTGTATCCGCTTCGTACAAGTTTGTACTTTCCTCCCTCAAGTGCGGCACCAACAAAGAATATATCACTATCACTGTCATTGTCCGTTGTATCTTCGCCTCTTTTTGCGGCAAGAAATTCTATGCCGTATGCATCCGCGCGATATGGGCTTATCAATTCTTTCGCGTTCTCTGTAAGGGTAATTCCGGTGGTGTATTCGTTTGTGAAATGAAATTCATCACGTCCGTTTACGCTATCGTAGTCCTGTTTGTCATATCCTACTTTTAGCCGGGAATATATCATAGAGGAGCTTACATTATAATTCAAGTCTACCGTATCGTATTTCAGGTCTTTCACCAGTTTATCCTGAAACAGAACATCCCTATGCACAAACGTTACCTTATTCTCGCCTATAACGGGAACAAACCCGAAAACAGAACTCATCCAATTTGCGAATTTGGTATAGGATGTATAGATTTTGGCATTTGGTATTCCTCTGATACTTTCGGCGGGGGCAATCATGGCATTTTTACCCCCTTTATAAGCATCCCCGGCCGGAATGGATATTTCTCCAGTTACACCCTCATTACCTCCATTTATTGACTTAAGAAGCCTGTTTAATAAGGTTGTGGGTTTAATTACATTAATGTCAACGGGTGTATCTATTGCTTTAAATGTTATCTTGAAAGGGTTATTACGCATGCCGATTTTAATCTTTCCTTTAATGCTTATTCTAAATATAAGATAGCCGTCAATAAACATTGTATAATCATCTCTATGTATCGATACGGGCTGTATTGCTCCACTAATACCGGATAACTGTTGCTCAAGCAAAGTTCTATCACCCCCACTACCGTATCTTTGCTCTACAATTAATGTTGCAGATGCATCGTCGGTTAACTTTTCAACTGTAACCCCTGTGGAAAAGTCTACACTAATATGGAGAGGTAAAGAACTTATGTTATGAAAAAACCACAAACTCGGTATAGGTACAGGTTCTCCGCTTGGAGGAATGCTTACATCGGTAACTTCTACTTTGTTTTTAACTGCTATTTCCGGAGTGCCTTTTATGTATAACGGTACAATTGAATTACCAACATTATCATAAGTATTATATACCCAGTTTGCATCATCGCTAACTTCTCCTCCTATAACCCATTCTATATTACTCGACATCTCCAGCCTATCATAATACAGAGGTTCCGCCTCCTTCAATTCGCTAACCAAGTATTCATATTGTGTGCCTTTTTTCGCCTTGATGAGACTTGCAAGGCTATTGTCAACCGCATTAATCTCGCATGATATGTCGGTGTATGTGAATGTGGAGTAATCCAAGGCGCACCTGAACTTTTCGTTCAACAACCACGAATTGTTTCTTACATAAAACACAATCGTAGCGGATGACTTTAAATAATTTGACTGATATTCTCTTAGAAGAAGAGAATAAGCTCCTCCTGAGAACTCGAATTTGGTTGAGAAACTACGCACGACACCGTCATAGTCATTTCTCTTGAAAGACATCTCTACATCATCCCAATTGACAAGGTCATTTGTTACATCATGTACATTACCTCCTACCAGCAACTCACATCTATAATACATCTTATTTCTTTTTTGAAGTTGAACGAATCAAAGCATCTATCTCGTCACACATGCGTCTAACCATATAGGCGTATTCTTTGGCAGAAAAGGTGTTCTCATCAATGTGCATCTTTACATGAGACATGAGAGAAACCCTTTCCTTCGTGAAATAATCCCTATCCATTTTAACCTTACCGGAATTTGCGGCCGATTCCTGAAGCTTTGCCAGTCTGTAATTGTCGGAAGCTGAAACGCTCTTTATCCGGTTTGTTATCTTTTCGTGTTCATCTTCTTTGAACCTGTATCCTAAAGCGCCCATAATACTGACGACAACATCCCAGTCCCCGGACGAGATTAATTTTTCGCACATGGAAAAACAGTTCAGCCGTATTTGAATGTTAAGTACTTCGTTTCTCCTGATTATCTGCGCAACGGCTGATTTACCGCCTATGATTGACAAGTATTCATTACATAGCTTCTCGGCAGCCAAAACCTTTTCCTTTATGCTGTGCGCACCGCCTTGAACAACCTTGTCAATGTCTCCAAGAAAGATGTCAATGAAGCGGGAAAGGGCTATTTTACTTAAATCATTGTATATCATATCCAATAGTTTATATACGGTTTGAAATCCAATTGTAATCTGCGATATGGTTAGCTTTTTTCATCATTCTTCCGATGTTCTGCAATTGCCTTGTATTGCCTTTCATTTCCCTTTCAAGGCTGCTGTAATCATTGTTTACATTGACTACTATGCCACTTTCTCGCATATCTTTCAGCTTCTTTTCTATCATGCCATAATCGGATGTTAGGCCGTCTTTGTCATATATATAAGACAAGTCCGGAATTACCTGTGCGTGTGCTGGAAGATTTACCAATGTGGGCTTATCAGGCGTAACAAACAACCCGTTATCAGTTATGATACCTTCTTTTTTTCCACCGTCACCCACAATAGCCAATCCTCCCGGATGATCCTTTGTACCCTTTGCGTATCTGGGAATGGGCTGAGCAGCAATAACAGCAATTTGAGCAGCGCCCATTGCACCAACCAAAGCGGCAAGAACTAAATTAGGTAATGCTTTTGTTATAGCTAAAGCGGTGGCTATCCCCGCCTGAACAATAGAATTTGCCTTGTCCCATTTAGCCTGCTTCTCCTGCAATGCAGCTTTTTTCTTTTCAAGTTCTTCATTCTTGGCGGCTGTTTTTTTCTTGGCATCGCGTTTGCGGGCTTCCGCTTCTTCGGTGGAAATAGCTCCGTTCTCTTCAAGTGATTCTATACGTTCTATCTCCTTATCGTATGCTTCATCGTTGGCTTCTTGTTCTTTTTCAATATTCTCTATCCGAGCATCATATATATCTGTCATTAACGAAGTGATGCCTGATACTATCTTTCCTACGGCTTGCGCCATGTTTTCAAAACTTAACTTTCCATCCTCTGCTACGTCAACCATTATATCAGATAACCCCTCGAATATTCCTGCCGTTTCACCAAGCGCATCCCTTGCGGCGGAGTTCATCCCTGACAAACCCTCTTTAAACTTGTCTATCCATTCTTCCCGTTTCTTAGTGGCATCATCATAGTTTATTCCGTTTATCTGTGATTGAAGATTGATTAACCTATCTTCCAAGTCTTGATATTTTTCACTATTCGGATCAAGAAGTGCCATTTCAGCCTCTACTTCTTTCATAAGTGTTTCAAGACGGGCCTTAGCATATTTTACTCCAATATCATACAGCTGTTTTTCGTAATCCTCTTTACCAATTTCTCCATTGGCATACTGCTTTTTAAGCAAATTAGCTTCTTCCAAAGCGGCTGTTTCCTGCCTGTCTATCATCCTATCGGTATTTGATTCAATCATCCCAAATCTCTCTTCAAGGTTTTGCATAATCAAATCGTTCTCCCTTTTCATATACTTCATACGTATTGCCAAGACATCGTTTCCGTTCTTCTCCGCATCATTTATTTCAGCATCACGCATCATATTATTAAGTTGGATTTGGAGATTAAGCCTTTTGTCTAATTCTTCATTGGAATTATCGCCAATGGAAGCCAATCTGTTTTCAAGATTTGCTTTCTCTATTTCAAGAAGCTCCTTGTCGTATTTATCGTTTATTTCCGCAATGGCTTTTCCTTTCAGCGTTTCAAGGTTTTTCCTTAATTCAATTTCTTTTTCAGAATTGCCTTTTATCTCCTTAATCCTATCTTCATACTCTTTGCTAACCTCGGCAATTTCCTTTTTTCTGCCGTCAGCAATTAAATCAATCCTTGATTTAGCTAAATCCTCTGTTATCTTTTTAATGTATTCGGCATATTCTTCTGCCTTCTTCTTGGCTTCTTCATAAGCTTTATCGCTTTTTCCCGGATCGTTAACCAATGCTCCTACATCTACTAATTTCTCTAAATCATTTATTTGGTTCTTATACTCATTGCTTTGCTCTTTTAAAGATTTCAATATCGCTTCTTCTGCTTCAAGCTTCTTTTTTGCATCTATGCCTGCTTCCGTTCTTGATAATCCTGCTTCTACAAACTTCTGATATTCTGCACGTGCTTTTTCGACAGTATAAACTTGATTAAGACGCTTAAACTCGGACTCCTCGTAATTTGTTGCAGCTTTTGTTATTTCTCCCATTATTCTTTTAGCTTTGGCAGTAGCGATAATTTGGTCTGTTAATAGCTTATATGCATCTTTAGCATCTCCTATCATTATTCGTTCTTTTGTATAATTGTCAAATAATTTGGGTGATATATTTTTTAATTCATTTGCAGCTGCAATACGCTCTATAATAGATCTGTTATTATCGGTAGCAGCTTTATATAACAAGCCCAATTGAATGCGTTCTTCCATAGTATCATGGATAGCCCTTTTCTGCGCTATCCTTAATTTATCTTGAGCAGAAATGATTTCATCTAATGCTTTCTTTCCCTTAAACAAACTTCCTACCCATTTTGCAATCTCCGAACCATACGCAGACAGCAATGTTATACCTATTACAAGTGCAGACTGCCAAGAAAAGATACTGCCTAACAATTGTTTCCAAACAGGAATCGCGGTTAATCCTTCGGCTTTCATCCGTTTAAACTCTTCGCTTGCTCTTTTTAATTCATCCGCAAACATTGGTAAGTTATTGGAGATAGCAAGAAAGAATTGGTTGAAGCTCATTGTAAGAGACGGTAGTTCCCGTAATAATTGCTGCGTCTGTACATTTAATCCATTCCATGAGGACGCATAATTACCCACATTTCTTTGATAGTTTCCAAATTGTGCATCTATCTCTTTTAATTTGTTGTTCAAAGAATTGGCTTGGGATATAAGGTTTTTCCCTACGCTGCTTTCCCGGTCAGCTTCACTTAACGCCTTATACCTTTTTTGTAGTTCAAGCATGGCGGCGTTCATTTCATTATAACTACCGGAAGCGGATATTATATAAGTGGAATGAGCTCTTATTTGTGCAGAGTACAGCTTATTTTGAGCCATCAATTCTGCATGTCTTTGCATTAATACAGCAGATTGTTTTGTATATTCGGATAGGGATATTTTCCCGTCTTTATATGATTTTTCAAGAGACTTAACATCTGCATCAATTTTATTCATAGCCTCTTTATTGGCTATGGTGTCGGCCGTTAATTTAGTCACTTTACTATCGTAAGCCTGTACCGTATCAATTATGGAAGCATAATTCATGTTGGCTGCTTGAAGTTGAGCGGATGCCTGATTTATCGTGTCGCTTGCAGTCTGTGTGCTCTTGGCTGCATTTTCCTGTGCAGAAGCAACTTGATTGGAAGAAGAAGAAAGCCCGGCAAGCATATCGCTTGCATTTTTTACGTTTTTAGAAAATTGCTCAAACAGGATGTTTAGCTTTTGAAGACTTGACATAGAGTTAAACTGCTGGGATATTTGCCGCAATACAGTCAACTGCTTTGTCTGAATGGACTCCATTCTTTCCTGTGTCTTGTTCAGCTTTTCAAGAATGGATGTATAATTGTGTGCTTTTTGGGAAAGTTCGTCAAAAGTCTTTGGATTTGTCTTTGAGCTTGCCGCTAATGTGTTTGCAAATTCTACATATTTACCTTTTGCCGAATCAAACTCAAGTGATAATGTTTTTAGTTGCTGTAAAGCTTCTTTGCTTACTACATCTGTAATTACAAATTCGTTTGCCATAAGTCCTGATTTTGAGTTCCATGCAACATCACATGGCGATACAAAGATAATAATTTATTTAATTTATTGGTTCTTATTTGGAATTATTCTAAATAGTATGTACATTTGCAAAGGACGTGTAAAGTTGCACGTCACCGTAAAAAGGACGAAAAGACATGGTAAAGGTTGGTGATGTTTGCCCTCTTTTTTTCTCACCTATAAAAAATAAGTTTGGGCTGGAAATGGACTACGTTCAGAGGTTCCACACTTCTGATAAAATCCATATACAGGTGTTTGCGAGCGCTTCGGAGGAGGTGTCAGTAACACTTAACAACCTTGTCGCCGAGACCTCTACTCCTGTATCTCTTTCTACATACAATCAAAATGATAACGTATTAATGTATTATGCAGTCCTTAGCGGGCTGGATGATGCAAAATATACGGTTACTGTCAATGGTAATGCGTCAGAGCCATTCGAGGTGTGCTCCTCTGATATTATATTAGAGGAAACAACGCTTATCAGGTATTCTCACAAGAGTAATAATTCCGCTTTTGATAACATATTTTGGATAAACGATACTCAACAGGTGTTTGAGTTCCGGGTAGAAGCCGGATTTAAGCCGGAAGGATATACTTCTCATATAAGCAACGAGCAATACCGCAATCAGATGCAGGAGATAGAGGAGTTATACGCAGTCCCGTATGATGTTTATACCCTTACAATCGGAAGCTCAAAAGGCGTGCCATATTGGTTTGCCAAACACTTAAACCGCATCTTATGCCTTTCAATGGTGGAAATTGACGGGACGAAGTTCGTGCGTTCCGAGGGTTCAGTACCTGAAATTACACAGGTTATTGAATCAAGCCAATTATTCTACATCTCGATCGCTCTTGAACAACAATATAATGATATTTCCGGTATCGGAGGCACTCCCGAACCAGCATCTCCGCCATTATATGGGGCATTTGTGATTGATAATGCCACAGACGGGCAGCTATTGCAGTTCAAGGCTGACAAATCAGCTTTTACTAACGTAACAACAGTGGAAGTATGATAAAGAAGAGGGTAAATAAAATAAATTGGCATGGAAGCGACCTTGAAAACAACAGGGCTAAAGCTCCTAATATATCTACTCCGGGCGGAAACGGGCTTGACGGACTTAATGACGGGGAAATATATGTATGTAATGCAGATGAAGACCCTGCTATCTTCATAAAAACAAATAAGGATAAGGTTGCAAGAGTTGGCGGTAATGGAAGTGACAGCTATTCGAGAGATCAGATAGATGATTTTCTCGGAAAGAAGCTCGACAAAGTCGTTTGGGACAGAAACCTTGAAGAGAGGGTTGACGATAACGGAGAGGAATACTTGTTCTTAACCAAACCGTTGATTACCGCCTACGGAGTAACCATGTACGCAGGTGCAGACGTTCAAGTACCTTCAATCTACGAAGGTCTCCCAATAGACGGTGTGACAATACAATGGGTTGACGGAAAGCTTGTCGCAACAGGTGGAAAGGGTACTGCCAATGGTATAGTGGTTAACGGTAATACTTACACTCCTAATGAGGACGGAATAATCACCTTGCCTAATTATCCGACTTCGCTTGAATGGGACAACATATCAGGAAAACCCAGCTGGATAGGTAGTACAAAGCCCTATTACTCATGGGATGAAATTGGAGGTAAACCGTCAGTGTTCCCTACCAATTGGGAGAATGTTTCGGACAAACCCTCATGGATAGGCGCCACCAAACCGACCTATGATTTCAGTGAGATACAGAACAAGCCTACTACTATTGCAGGCTATGGCATCACAGACGCCTACACCAAAAACGACATATCCGGGCTATTAGCCGATTACGTAACCAAATCGGGTGCACAGGACATTACAGGTATCAAGTCATTCATAAACGGCTTAAATATCGGTGATATACTTGTGAAGAAGCATTCTGACGGAGTGGTTGAGTTAGACGGTGATTTGATTTTGACAGGTAGTCTTACCATGTTTGCACAAGGCAGTCATACGGCATCAACCATTCTTGATGCGCTTCCGATTGACAATACCACATTATCCAAAGAGGGTGGTGTATTAAGCGTAATAGGCGGTGTTGGCGGTGGATCGGTAGACGGGATTATCCTTAACGGCACAACCTATTCCCCTGATGAAACCACAAAGCTGATTACATTGCCGAATTACCCAACCACATTGCCGGCAAGTGACGTGTATTCTTGGGCCAAGCAGCCGAACAAGCCGAGTTATTCGTTTGGTGAGTTGTCCTCTCATCCTACTACGCTGGAGGGATATGGGATTACGGATGCTTATACGAAAACGGATGCGGATAGCAGATACATACTCAAATCAGGAGATACTATGACTGGATATTTGTTCTTTAACGCAAATTCCGGCATTGACCTTGTATCTATTCCAAGAACCAAGTCTGCTATCAGTTTTAATAACGCAGGTTCCAATAGAATTGGAATTAACTCCACAGACGGAGACGGTAACCTAAGAATAGCTAAAACTGATATTAATCAAGACTGGGTAAGTGGAGACGTAAATATTCTTTTAGGGTCTAATAATTATAAAGTCCTCCACACAGGCAACTACGCAGGCGAACTGGATAACCGCTACGTCAACAAGATCGGGGATGCGATGACAGGAAATTTGGTTTTCGCTCACACATCAGAACGTCCCTCATATTCAGGCTCAATAGGTATAACATTCAGAGAACAAAGAGCAAATGGGCAAGGTGTTAAGCTGGTATATAATGATTATGATAACTATCGTGCTCCAGCAGGTCTAATTCTTGTCGGAGAACAAGGGGGAGAATATTTTGAAGCTCCTGCAATATATCAAAATGGGTATAAAGTTTGGGATGCCGGCAACGATGGTTCAGGTTCAGGGCTGGATGCGGATTTGTTGGACGGTAAACATCTTGGTAATGTAGGAGATAGAGTGATGCGTCAAATTGGCTTCCCTGATTACAATGAATTTGGTTCTACTGATACTAACGCCTATTTAAGAAAGGTATTAGGCTGGTGTTATAATAATGTTAATACTGGGGCTGATGACTCTTTATTTATTGGAGTCGGACATCCTAATGCATTAGGTAATATGCAGATACAAGTGTATTGTAATAGTGGAATAAATGAAGAAGGATATCCAGGATACTCAACAGGTGTATACTTTCCGTTAGGCAGTAACCCGATTATTTTTGGTACAACTGAGAATAATTATTGGCAAAAGACATTAGCTTGTATTAGTGATAATGTAGCTTCGGCAACTAGGCTTGTAACCCCTCGCACAATATTCAGTAAGCCTTTTGACGGCACAGGGAATGTAACAGGAGGAGCTAAATTTGCTAATATCTGCATTGAGACAGATAACAACGGAAATGATAGCGGAAGAGGTGGTGAGATAAATAATTACGTAGGTCCTCTGCAGTTACAGCAAGCTTCTCCTAATGGTATACACATGTGTATGGGTGGAGGCCAGGTCGGCATAGGCACTACATCGCCAAGTTACAAACTTAGTGTAAATGGAGATACGTATTGTTCTGGTAAAATAACTTCGGGAAATTGGATCAGGTCTGACTTGTACTCAGCAGGTATCGATCACTATGCTGATGATTTATACAGTGCCGCTTATAACGCATGCGCTCCTAATAATGATAACTATTGCTGCTATTCGATTGTTCGATCAGGTACTATTCCTCTTGGAATAGGCTTTAATACAAATAGTGAGATATGGTTAGGGACTGTCAATACGAACAGAAAAGCAGCTGCCCAATGGCTACAAATAAGTGGCAATCGAGTAACATGCAGCGGCGATATTCTCGCCTATGGCGGAATAACGATGTACGGGTCTGACGAAACTAAAAAAAATATCATAGAGCGCTTTATTCTTCCTCTTGATTATGTGGTTAATGCTCCGCTGTGGCGTTACACATGGCGAGATAACCGAAACGACAGAATTAATATCGGAGGGTCTGCCCAATACACGCAGCTTATGATGAATGAGCTTGTAGGAGATAGCGACAAAGGCCTTACAATGGACTATGCCACTACGGCATACGCTTTTTCAGTAAGCATCGCAAAGCATTTCCAAAGATTTTTGATGGAGGATTTCAATAACCACGAAACGAGAATAGAATTTCTTGAAAGAGAGAACAAGGAGCTGAAAGATAGCAATAAAGAAATGATGAACCGTATTATCGAACTGGAAAGGAGGGCAGCATAATGGCAGTGTATAATATATTACCGAGTACAAACCTTAAAACAGAGGATATACGCGATACGCTTAATGCAAACGGAGGGAGTGTTTCCAATGACTGCTTAACGTTCTTTACAGATGCTGCTAATATTAGGATATGGGCGAAGTATAAGCCTATAAATTACGCAAAAAACTTCGACTTAACGGATGCAGAGAGGGCGACTAAGAACTATGGCATCGGAAACATACCATGGCAAACCGAGTTCGGCGCTTGCAAGGCATTCATCGACAGGACAAGTGCGGAGCTTTCAGCATACTACACGTATGATAGGCCAACTGGTGGCGCTTCCTCACCTTACAGGTTAGATGATTTCAGGGGCTATGACGGGACTGCGGACGCACCTATATATCCGTCCAGCAAAACAAACTTAACAATGGGCGGAAACAATACATGGGTAGCGGTATATGTCAATCTGAGAGGAAAGAGTTCACATCCAAATTGGCTGAACATATCCTATCTTGACAATAGATACCCGTACGGAACATTGATTCTGTCAGCAGACAACTGCTATCTCGGAGTAATCCTTAAAGGGGATAACGGAACGTTCTATGCTATCGAACAGGTAAAAGTCCATACCCATACAGAGGGTGGAGACCATGAGACTGCTATTACTATCAATGATAGGAACTGTTATGGAACCTATAAGTTAATGCCGTTCCTCATTGAATCGAGTTCGCTTCCAAATCCTGACGGCAACGGTTATCAAACGGTAAAGTGTCTTCCGCTTACAATGTCTATCTCGACAGTCACCATAGTTAAGCAGGCAGCACAGTTGGTGGTTACCGCCAACTATGCGAGAGCAGACTATGGCAACGGATACAGGCTATATTTAACCAGTATCGTAATCAAGAACAATGGCAATATTAGTACAAGTGTTTCAGGCCTTAGATGTTCCTTTAGTGGAAGCAACATGACTAATGTATCTAATGTATCAATATGGAATGTCGGCTCAACCAGTATATCAATTGCACCCGGTGAGACAAAGACGATTACCTCATTTACTAACAACAATTTCTACACCACTACCAAGACGAATGTGTATGGCTATTGGTATTTGTATGTTTCATATACAGGAAATGAGATAACCAAATCATTGAATATAAGCAACACACCGCCAGCAAGCGGTTCGTTTTAAGACGTATTATTAACTTAATAATAGACCATGAAACAGTTCAAATCATTATCAGACAAGCGGCTTATCATTGAAGCCGAGGTAAACGGGAAGAAAGGCTTTTTCCTTATTGATACAGGTGCGAGTGTTGGGCTTATTGCCGAGGACAAGGTAAAGAAGTTCGACATCGTGAGAGGACGCAAATACCCCGGCTCTCTTGTTGGTGCTGGCGGTGAAATGGAAGATGTGTATTACTGCAATACGCTTGTGCGGTTTGGCGGGAAAGATATTCCGCAGTTCCTCATTACCGACATATCAGGCGTGAGGAACAGCATAGAGCGTGAGACCGGGATAGAGATACTGGGAATCATCGGCCTTTCCCAAATGAAAATCGCATCGATGCAAGTTGATGCAAATGACAATATGATAATAGTAGAATAGTAAACCAATAAAAACAAAAGTTATGAGTACATCAACAACCGCTACTGAAAAAGTGGCTTATGAAAAGTTAGTGAGAGCAACAGTAAGAGTAAATAACTCCGTAGACGAATCTAAGGTCTATGACATTGAAGCGGATGCCGAGATAAACAACGGCATTGTAGGTAATATCAATTCAGGCACAGTGAAGAAAGACGGCTCACAGGTGGCTACTTTCAACAGTTACGGCAACGAGAACCTGAGCATCAACCATAACGTGGGAGACAAGCAGGAGCAGTGCAACATCACCGCGGCCGTCAATACCTTTATTGCCGACACGAAAGCCAAGATAGCTACCGCACAGCCTGTTTCATTGTAATTGTACAACATTAAAAGAATAATAAAATGAGCGAAAATAAAAAATCAAAAAAGGAAATGACAACGAATACCGTCCTGTCGGTATATAAGCTCCTTAATGATAGCAAACTTACCAAAATGGAAGATAAGGATAAGTTCATTGTGATTAAGGCGGTAAGAAAGCTCAAACCTATTGCGGCCGACTTTGACGATTTTCAGAAAGACGCGCAGGAAAAACTAAAGGGGGAAAACTTCGAGGAGATGCAGAAGAAAGCCCAGCAATGGCAAAAGGACGGCGATAAAACCACTTTGGCAGAAGATGAGCGTAGGGAAATCAACAAGTTCTTCAACGAATACTACAAGAAGTTGGAAGAGTGCCTGAAAGAAGAAACGGAAAGAAAGCATGAATTGGAGTATGAAAAACTATCAGAAGATGCTTTCGGTAAATTCATCTCCAGCAATGACTTCAAGGTAGATGATATAATCAAAATCCAAGAAGTAATGGTTCAGTAATCAGAAAGGGGTTGTGTCATGAAAAAGGTAAAGGTTGATTTGTTGGTTACTGGTAATCTATTGGTTATCAATAGTTTGCGAGGGGGGCAGTATCCTCTAATTGGAATTGTTATGCAGATGAAAGCCTATATGAAGCGGACAGGGTCGTACATGGAGACTACGAGATTGACGGTGACAGTGATATGTCTATTGCTGTTACTGGTGGTATCACCATTATACGGAAGGAGGTATGATATGGCTATTGTACCTAATACCGATGTCAACCTTGCAGGTAACATACGTGACGTACTGAACGCTGCGGGGGGAAGTGTCACTAATGATGTGATAACATTCTTCCAAACGAGGGCCAATATCAACATGTGGGCTAAGTACAAACCCGTTCGCCATACAAAAAAATTCGACCTTACAGACGGAGAATTTCAAGACGCAAGGTATGGCTTGAACATACCTCAAGCAGGAAACTCTAATTTTGGAGGAAACAGGATATGGACGTATGAACTACCCGCAGGCGGAGAATATCAGCCTTTTAGACTTTCGGATTTTAAGAGCTATTACACTGATGCTATTCCTCCTGTTACGGTCTCCTTTCCGTCTAATATTTATGTCAACAACGACAATAGTCGCGTGGTTTATATAGATATAGATAGCTCCGCAGAGGGGATGCATCAACCGTCTTATAATGTGTTAGTAAGGGAGCTGTTTCCTACAAGGCAGCATTGGTATATAGGCGTTGGCATTAAAAACCTGACAAGGAACCATCTTTTATGGAAAACGGTTTCACAGCCTCTTGAAAGTTCCGGTTCTAATGAATTTGAAATAACAGTCCCCGTACATAATAATTGGGAAAAAGGCGAGAGAGTAGCCGTTGTTGCCTTGCTGTGTTCAGAGGGATTTACAGGCGAACCGAATGACACTCCTACGTTTCCCGAATCTTTCTATTTATGTCCTACATCAAATATTGGATATAAAGAGTTTACACTGGAGTTCCTTTCTATAATAACCAAGGGCATAACGCTTTCTCCGTCAGACGTTACTGTTGTTTTTGAAAAAAGATACGGAACTGATCCTAATTACGGACACTCTTACGCTTATGTTATTGATTATATAAGATATTCTCCTAAAAACGAGACCAGCGGCACTCTTCGGGTAGAGTTTTTTGTAGAGGTAGACGATTCAGAAGCAAGCGGCTACATATTTGACTTCGGAGGGTCGACTACTACCATATACGCGGGTTCTAAACAGACGAATATATCTCGTCCAACCGATTCAAGCGGAGGTGTAGGTAGCGATAATACCGATTTCGTGAATATAACAATATACGCAGAAGTTCAGGGAGATACGGATAGACAGACAATATTTTCAAGGGATTTCAATTTTTACACTCAATCATGGGAATAATATAATGTTGGTAAACCGTATCAAGAGAGATGATAAACAAAATAATAACCCCCGCTCCACTCTCACGAGCTAAACGGGGATGCAGTAGTTAGTTCTGATACTATGAATGATACAAATATATAAATAATTTCAAACAAGAAAAAGAAATGGAGCAGATTAACGAAAAAGTATATGGATAAAAACCCGCCATGTTCTCACGAATAAGGCGGGCAAGGCAGACGAGCAATACGAACAGTAATCTTGATACTTAAGTCTGCCTGATTAATCAAATTTACGCTTACAGTTTGTACGTGACACAAAGATAGGAAGAAATTTAAACATAACGATAAAATGAAAGAAAACATTATTACCCAAAGCATACCGGGTGGATTCGCGGTGATAGCAAGCAGCTTTATTATACAGTCATTGGAGCACATGATACCTTGGCTGATAGTATCATTTTCAGTTATTATCTGCGATTTTGCGTTTGGAGTTAGGAAGAGTTTATTAATGAATGAGGAAGTACGTTTCTCCGGAGCCATACGCCGTACTATGGGTAAAATGGTAACTTACTTTGCCTTTGTCTGCATGGTTGTGATGATAAACATTGCTTCCGGAGACAAGTGGAACATTGATATATATTCCTGTCTCTTTGTGTGCTTCATAGAGTTTTGCTCTATTATAAGCAACATATTAAAGCCTAAAGGGTATGATTTCAATGTATTAAAGGCTTTGGGCATATTCTGCAAAAAGGTTTTTAATGTTGATAAGGAAGATGTTAGCGAGATAATAACGAAAGATAAGGAGGAAAAGAAATGAATATTAAAGACTACTTCGACATTCAGGAACTTGTATGCCGGCATGTGTACGAGAAGTTCGGCGATAACGCTTGGCAGTTCTTCGATAACCGCCTGTTGGAAACACTGCTTGTTATCAGGGAGAAACTTGGCAAGCCTATCTATGTGAATAATTGGCAGGTAGGCGGTAATCTGACACAACGAGGGTTAAGATGCAATGTCTGCCAGCTTGTTGCAGAAAAGACAAGGCTTGAAAAAGTGTACGTATCGGCACACATACAAGGTACGGGCATTGATTTCGATGTAAAGGACATGACGGATCTTGAGGTCCGCAACTGGATTAAGGCAAACCAAATACTTCTTCCGTATCCCATAAGACTGGAGCAGGATGTTACGTGGGTGCATCTTGATATGCGTAATGACGGGACAAAGGGTAAAGTCGTGTATTTCAAAGGATAATTATTAACAATTAAATAAAAGCATTATGGCAGCAACAGATTTATCATTCAGCAAAAACGAGAAAAACAAGTACGTAGCATCTTTCGCATCCGAAGGGCCTGTTACCATACAGGTGAAGAGACAAGAAGCAGGTGCGCTAAATATCTATGCCAACATTGACGGCATGGATGCAATCTACGTAGGCGGCTATGGCCCGTACAACGGTAGTGCCAACTTGATTTTCAATGTAGATGTCCCGGCAGGGGTTAATGTGTCGGTTGAATCGTTTACGGAAGTGTTGGAGGCTAAGGTTGTTAAGGAGGGGTAACAATGAAACAAATCAATATTCCTCCTATCCGAATCCCTGAATTTAGGATGCCCTCTTTGGGCCTTTCTACTATCGGGCTGCCTGCTGATCGTTCCGGTAATAGGCTTGCATGGCCGTCCGGTCTCAAAGACAGTATTGTTTGTTGGTATTCTCCTCGCAAGCAAGGACTGACTGAATATGATGTGATTGAAAGCTATGCGGAGGACTTTATTACATGGGATAAGTTTCCTAATAGGGGTACGGTAACTGTTACTCAAAATACGATTATTATTACTGAAAGTAAAGAACTTTATAATGTTATTGAAGATAAACAAGAACCTTTTTCTGATTTAACTATTAATGTCACTGGAGTATCTGATGATTTATTTCTGATTGTTTCAGATAATACAGGAAGAAAAGGGGAAATTAAAAAAGACGGCATATATACCTTTAAGAATAATGCCCGTTATTTTGGTTTTAAGACGAATGCTGTCGGCGAATGCAATATCAAAATTACTCAACTTCCGACTTCTAAAGCTAAAGATTTCAGTGCCAATGGACATGATTTGTTTCTCTATAAGTTTAAAGGGAAACTGGATAGCGGGATAGGGTTATATCATGCTGATTTTACGGAATGGGCTAATAATAATTCAGATGAGGTTTCTCCTGAGCAAGTCGTGTTTACTACCGTTGGCGAAAAAGGAATTACCTTACGCGGTACCAAAACTAACTCTATTAATATACAAGTTAAGGGTTTCAGTGATAAAGTCAGATATTTAAGGTTGGGCTATAATGAGAATGGCGTTTTTAAGGAAATTGGTGTATTTAAAGATGGAATATATACAATCCCCGGATCGGAATTGGAAACATCAGGCTTGCTATCACGCATTAGTTGCTCATTAAAAGACGACTCTAAAGTTACTGTTACCCAAATTCCCGACTACCCCAACCAGTTATGTTATAATGGTAGTTCTTATGGGGTTGCTTATGGACTTCCTATCTTGAGTGATTATACTATTATTGCTGATAGGACGTGGTTTGATAAGTCTAATCCTACTAATTTTATTACAAAAGGATCCGATTCAAAAATAAGCTTTTTATTAGAAGAAGTTTCTAATAACGGTGAATTATGCAAAGCGCAATCCTTTGGTAGTTATAGCACAATAAGTTTAGAAACCGGTGATATTACATATCAAACCAAAAATAAATATAACAATAATGATATTGTTAGTGGAAATAGCGCAGATGATGATGTCTTTATTGTAGGAGGACGGTATAGCAAGACAAGCAACAGCATGTCGACATATAAGTTTGTCGGTTGTCATGGCGATATTCTTCTCTTTAATCGTACACTTACCGATGATGAAATAACATGGTTAAAAGAAAACTGGGAAAAATTATGAAAGAACTAAGAAAGCTATTGTTTTGGGCGTCTGTTGGATTGCTGGCTATGCTGCTGGTGTTCGTGTTTGCTTCGTGTAAGTCTCCGCAGCCTACCTTGTCTGTTAATAGAGAAGTTAAGGATAACACCGAAGAGCAAGTTTCTAAAGTAAGCACAGACAGCTTTACCGCATCAATCAGCAGAGATGTAAAACGGCTATACGACAAAGTAAGCGATTTGGAGATTGAGAGCAAAAAAACAAAATGGTCTGCTCCTGATTCAACAGGTAGGCAATTCCCGACTGAAACCACTGAAACCACCGCTCGCAATAAGATACGTGAAAAGGAACAGGTTGATGAGAGTTTTAAGGTAGAGATTCAACGCATGCTGCTATTTATAGAGGAATTGAGCCGGAAGATAGATGTATTGTCTAAAGAGAACATTGTAGAAACTCCTAAATTGACGAAATGGCAAAAGCTAAAAATGAACATCGGCGGATTCGCAATTACCTTATCAGCAATATTCATTTGGACTATTATTCTTTGGCTTGCCATAAGGATAAAGAAGAAATAAGTGTAGAAGTTGGCTTTAGCTGACGCTCTTTCGGGGCTTAGAGTAGAAAGAAAGCCCCTATCTCTTGTCCTCTGTCTGCGAAACGAACACAAGAGACAACAATCACAATCCGAGTTGTTACGAGGCTTTCGAGTTTAATAACGCCGGGTTGTGATTTTTGTTTTTAATAATTACATGTTTTAAAGCAGAATAATATGAAAACAGGAGATTTGTATCAGATTATGATGTCTACGGTATGCAGGCATACAGGGGTTGGAGAATTGGAACTGATAGACAGTAAAAAAGAAGAATGCGTAGACGCGCGCTATCTTTTGGTGTACTTCCTATCGCAGTTTTTAACGGACGAGGAAATATCCCGTCAAACAAAGATACCCCGCCAGTCGGTAAACAGGATACGCAACCATTTTGATGTAAAGATAAACAAGTGGAGCGTAAAAAACTGCCTGCACGAAATTAGCTCCGAACTTGCCCATAACCCGCTCGTTTCTTCTATAATAGCACATTGATTCTGTCGTCCTTTGTCATGCAGCCTACATCGGGCTGCCTTGAAACAATAAATATTTTATGACTATGACAGCAGAAGATTTAATGGCAATGAAAGCCATGTCCGACGGAACCGACATGAGTTCCTACGAGCACTTCATGGTGGCTGAAAAAACAGCGAAGAGACCCAGCGGAACATCAATTGCAGCTATCACTATCGGTAGTGCAGCCTTGTTGACTGGTATCGGCGCTTGGATTTTCGGTGGCGTTTATGCCGCACAGGGAAGCAAGGCTAATCAAAGAGACATTGACCGACTGGCTCAACTGGCTATTGCAGAGCGCGCAGAACGTGTAAATCAGCAACCTCGCATGATTGACTACGTAAATGTTCAGACAGGCGCTACGGCTAACGCTTTGGCGGGAGCAGGAGCAAGCGCATACGCACAGGCAGAAGCACAGATCGTGGCTGACCGTTTGACTGGTCGCTCACAGATGTGTCCGCAGCCCGTAGCATTGTACAGCGCACCGCAGCCTTGCGGATGTCCTTGCAACGGCTAATTGCATTTCGGTATCGGGGAAGGGCGCACTAAGCCTTTCCCTTTTTACAAAAAACATTGCTACTTATGTTTTGGAGAAAGAAAAAATACAATATGGAAATGATGAAAATGATAAAGCCTACCAGTAAGGTTGCACTGAAAATGCAAACTCTGATGATAGCCAAAGGAAACGTAGAGGAAGCGGAGAAGCTGTATGATTTTCTCGCTAAGGACATGGAAGAACTGCCTACGTTTGATGTTGTTCCTCCCACAACCATGCAACAGGTAAGGGATACCGCCGGAACGATATTCGGCTGGGTGAAAGAAAATCAAAACGACATCATGCAAGGCATAGAGTTCTTGAAAAGCCTGAAAAAAGGAGGTGGAATGCCGCCTTCGGGTGCTGCTCCAGTATCACCGCCTCTGCCTCCGTTGTAATTAAAACAAATGCACTATGAAAGGATTTGAAATAAATTTTAAAGTATATGCCGATACGCAGGAAGAAGCGGATGCAGCCTCAAAGGCATTGCAGAACTTTGTAAACGAACATGCTGCCGAGGGAAGAGCGGTAACAGCACAAAAGCTGACAGAGTGCGTTCTTAAATGGAAAGACAACCTGTTTGTAAAAAATCAAATCATCAAATATTTTAAATAACAAAACAATATGAACGAATACATACAAGCCATTTACGAGATAGCAGTATCAAACAATAAGTTCCTGATAGCTACGGAACAACGGCTGATAAACATTGAAGCAAAACTCGATGTGCTGCTGGGTGTAGGAACGCCTGATTCTGTAAAAGAGATGAAGAGCCGGGTGCCGGCTCCAAAGAAATACCCTCAATCAGCAGAGGAACCCGTTGCTGAATAATATTAATAAAAAAACGATTCATTATGAGCTGTTGTAAAAACAAATCGGGACAAACCTCCGTATTGGAGCTTGTCCCCGTAGCCACAGGGACTACGACACCATCCCCAATAATGTATTACATTGACCTGATTCATTATCTGTGTCGTAACCGGAACATCTGTATCACCGCCCAATATCCTTTGAGCGGGACCATGAGGGCCGTTTTAAAGTCTATTGATTCTTTAGGCGGAAACCTTTATTCGCTGTCTATCCAATTGGTAGGTTCGGTAAGTTATCTGCCATACGTATGCGGATGCAACAATTGTGACGTATGCCCGCAGACGGATACAGTGTTCACTTCAATTACCGTACCGTTCTATTCAACCACAGTACCCACATCCGCAACACTTACCGTTACGCCTAATGTGCTGGTAAGTCCTACCAACGTACAAGACTGCTGCACGAAAACAAATGCGGTGGAAATAGAGTTCGGCCTGACTGTCACAAGCCCTGCTCCTGCGCCTGCCGTAGCTGCATTGCTTGGTGAAGATGAAAGCTTAGCAAACGAAACCAAATCATCCAAAAACAAGTAGTGTATGATTGGGGATGCAATGATAATAACCGTTTCCGTATGCCTGTTCATCTATTTGGGACTTTTCAATGCCATAGCAGGCATTTTGAAAAGACTTGTTCCGGTAAACCCGGAGAAGATAGGACGCTTATCAGGGAAGCTGAAATGCAGCAAGTGTATCAGCTTTTGGCTCACGCTGGCTTACAGCATTGCATGCGGAGGTCCGGTTATTCGTTGCATCCTTGTTTCTTTTCTGTGCGCTTTGGCCGCACTATGGATTGATTTGCTTTTGGCTTATATAAACAAAAAATACGATCGGTTATGGGAAGATTTGTAATTGTAAAACCAAAGCCCGCAAAGACGGTTAAATGCCCGTCATGCGGAAAGAAATAACAATATGGGCAACAAGAAGATTATGAAGTATTGCATGGACAAATACCTCAACGAGTGTATAGGTAACTGCAAGGATGACGGTGTCAAGGCTCTTTTATTATTACAAAAAGACATTGAAAAGAACAACGAACATCACCTTCGCCAGCAGGACTTGCTGCTTCAAATAATCAGAAAGCAAAGCAAGCCCAATTTTTGGCGGGAGGTAGGGGCAAACCTTACCGGAGACGCCATTTTTGAGGTGTTGCTAAGAGGTGCAAGCAGGATATTCAGATAAGAAACATACTACTAATTAAAAGAAAGGGAAAAGATTATGACTATTTATGAATTGATAGAAAAGTACGGCAAAGGCAAGGGTGAAGCTGTAATGATAGAGAGCACCCGCATCCTTTCGGATGTGCTGGAGCCGATGAAAGAGAAAGAGCCTAAAAAGTATTGGCTGGCGTTAAGGAAGCTGTACGGTGCCATGAGCGGATGCCATTACAACGAGGAGTTTGCCATGCACGATGTTGCCGATATGGAGTACACAGACAAGGAAGGCAACGAACACAAGGGTGGATATTGGACGGTAGATCAGATAGAGGAAGCTACCAAAGAAATGACATTCCCGAGCGGTACGACGATTTGGGACAGGTTTGTGGCATTCAATTTAGCCTACTCCGATTTTTGTAAGAAGTTTGAAGATGCTGATATTCTAAAAATCGGCTATCTATTTTTCTTTGCTGATGAAGATTGGATGCCGGGAGATAATAAAATTTGGTCTTACATGTGCCTAAAATATAGCTATGAATGAACAATTAGACATATTGATTAAGCAGTCGGAAGACTTACCGCACTGGATGTTCTGCCGACTGCTTGTTATGATGCAATGGAACGTGCTCTAAAGATAGCCGAGGATGTTATTTGCAATGCTATACCGCTTATTGTTGCGGTAAAACTGGCTATGCTGTTAACCCTGTGTCTCTAATTCTTTCACATCCTCCAGTGCCCTATACAGTATGTATATGGTACTCATATTGTTTTTAAACAAATCTGTGCTCCCTTCATCTACATATTGCGCGTAATCAAACGCCAGTTCTACAAGTTCCTTTCTAAGCTCTTCAGGAGCTATAATGTCTCTAAAAAATTCGCCCATTGCGCTGACGTCATATTGCTTTTTAGCAGGTATTGTATTTCTTTCCATGATGAATATTTGTTTTAGGTTTTAAGCGGGCAGACTGATTACGCCTACCCAAAATAATATTAGTTTATCTTATTCTTGCTAATTTCCCGTCTGAGGGATTGCCGCCAAACAGGTGATTGATGTATGCTGATCCCTTTTGAGTACATGTCACAACCATTACAATAAATCCAGGATGATTTTTTCTTGATATAGGCTTTTCTGTCATTTCAAAGTAGCCTGCATCAATGTATTTCTGCTTAGGTTCATTACGATTTGCAAAGAATACGCCAACTTCCCTTAGCTTCTTGAAAAGGGTGTTTCTACCATATCCAAGATTAAGAATTTTGGCGGCTTGGCCTATGTCTACCTTACCTTCCATAGCAAAAGCTTTTTCAGCAAAATCAGCTTTAGGTTTAAGTCTTTCTATCTGTTTCTGCTGTTTTTCATTCTCCAAAGCTAAACGTTCCTTGTCTTCTTCCGCTTGAAGAGCCATTAAAAGAAGTTCCTTACGGGAAAGTTCACGCTTGTTTTCCTCGCATGCTATAAAATACTTTCGGGCTTGTTTGCCTCGTTCATTATTCTCGAGCATTGAAAGCTCTTTTGCCATGCCGATAGATAGTGCATATTCTATTTTGCTAACTTGCTGATTTTCAGACTTGATAAAATTATCATGTCTGATATTCAATAAGTTACCTTGATAGTCAAAATAGAGCGTTTCAAAATCTTTTCCTTCTACAAAGTCGTATTTATTAATACGCCCTTTTATCCAATTAGCAAATTCTTGTTTACTTTCAAGAAAAGAATGTAAGTAACGTGCGTTAACGGCTTTTTTCCCGTTGTTTTCACTGATAGGGAGCAGTTCTCCCAAATTGTTAATTTCTGCCATAGATTTATTGAACTTTATTGGCATTATAGGGCTGGTAGCCTGCCCATATCCGGCTTTTCGGAAGGGCAAAGAAAAAGGCTGCCCTGTCCCATTGTTCAACCTATCCAAAGGCAGATATAGCATTAACTATACCTATGGGGGTGGCAGCCACTATATTGTAGCGTCAAACTCGCAAGCATAAAAAACGCCTGCATATGGCAGGCTTCCGCTTGCCTTTGGATAAAAGTTGAACGCTGCAAATATACGCCCTTTTTCTATAACGCCAAATAAAAAACTTAATATTTTACTTTAACTGTATGATTTCTACCCCATATCATCGCATTATACAGCGAGGCGGCATATAGTTTAATCTCTTCGTTGCTTTCCAAGAACTCTACCTTTAATGCTTCTTTCATAGCGGTGGTATAAAGGTTTTGGTCTAATGTATTATCTTCCATTGCTTTTGTTAAAAAAATTAATGATTCTCTCAATCTCTCGAATATCTTCTCTCTTTCTTCGTATGTGGCTTTTCTTGTTTCGTAAAAAGAACCAAACAAAGAAATGTTTTCTCTTCCCGAACTGGCTATATATGTATGATATTTATCAAAATTATACACCAAGTAATCGCCTTTGTCGAACGAATCAACAACAATAGGGTTAAGCCCGGCAACATTGTTCATCAGCTTCTCAACTTCATCGCGGTTCAAGAAGCATTCTACCCACTGCTCGTTATATCGGTTGATTATATGGCCGTCATAGGTAACGGCCACCTCGTATGTATCTTCCCCGTCTGAATGAAACAGCTGTCCTAAAAGCACACTGACGCCATAACCATTCTCAAACTCAACCACTCCTTGCATGTACTTATCAACATCTTTCATCAATTTCAGCTTTTTGATAAAATTTACCTCTTCCTCTGTAAAGTAAGGCTTAAACTCTATATCAGAGAAACTGTATTTCCTTTTAATATCTTTCATAATTACAAGTTTTAATTATCTGCATTTCACTTTTGTAAGCCCGTATTTGGCTAATCTTAGATACACCGTCCTGACGCTTACATTCAATATTTCGGCCATTCTACGGGGAGCTATGCCGTCCTCCTTGTACATCTTTGTAATGTTCTCCTGCGAAAGAGGGTCAACAAACGGTTTCTTTGGTTCTGTTATGTCCATTCTTCTGCGTGCCCTTTCCGCGTATGCTTCATTCTGTTTGTCTTTTGTGACATAGATAACAGTATTCTTACTAAGCCGCAGCGGGAACAGCTTTCTTTCCACTTCTTTGTGTTGTTCTACAAGCAGATCCGCATCACCGTTTAGGGTCGGGTCTACTTTTAATTTATCCTTTGGTAATGCTTGTTTCCTGCGCTTAAGTTCTCTTTCTGTTTTTCTCATCTTATTATGCCTAATTTATTATACCAATGGGAAGAATGGGAAAACCATCCGACAAAGACCGTATTCCCAAAGAGGGTTAATTTATAAAGTTTACTCATGCATTTTGTTAACTAATTCACACCAACTATTATCGTTCTCCCAAAACCATTGATAGCCGCCAGCGTGTTTACGCTTTCCGGAGCAACAATGTCTGATATTACGGGCGCAAATGCCAGTCTTTCGTTCCGCATCGTTAGAGGATTGGAAAACACACTGTAACTGTCCGTTCCTTATGGCTACTACTTCCTTTGCTCTGCAGCCCGCTATATTAGGGTTTCCCGTTCTTCCTGATGCTAATCCTTTAAATATCCTTTCCCTCTTATGCAAGGGGACGTTGTAATCATCCCATTTCTTTCCCTTGTTGTGGGGAGTACTTGTTTTGATTTCATATCTAATCTCCTTTTTAAACGCTTTTGCATAAAGCATTAAATTTGAATTTATCACAGTTTATAGTATCTCTGTTAAATCTGTCAGTGCATTTATAATAATGCTTACAGTTGTAACAAACCCTTTCAATCTTTTGCTTTTTCTTTACTTTAGGATATTTCATTTATCATTCCTTTCTCCTTAGCCCGTTTATCTTTTGCTACTATCAATTTAAGTGCCAATAACGGGTCTTTGTTCGCAATGATATTAATGTCTTTAACACGTCTGTCAACTCGCGCATAGTGATGAATACAAATAGCATTTGCTTTCATTGCACGTCCAATTCCATATAATGATTCCATACGAGGATTCGAACGGATGTTCTTCATTATTTTTCTTGCTTGTCTTAATTTCATAGATCAATCTCCTTTCTCTTTAATCTGTTCCAATACATCCTTATATCATATTTTCAATTTAATTTTTATTCTTTTAATTTGCTTTGTAATTATTGAAGCCACATTAGACCTTGTTGTGTTAAATTCATGTGCTATTTCGGTTGGAGTATATCCTTGTAAATAATATCGTAAATATGTCTTTGCCCTATTCCCCTCAACTAAGGATATTATATCTATTTTTTCTCCGTAGTATTGGTGGCATTCGCATCTCCATTTGCATAAATCTACGGGCTCAATATATCTGACATGTTTATTATGCTCAATGAAATCCAGTGCCCTATGCTTTGCCGTCTTTAACCATTTGTTATTTGCATGTTTGGCTTGAAGAGAGTTATTGCAGTAAGTCTCTATATAAGCGTTTGCAGCAATATCTTCAGCGTCTTCCCTGCTTATTTTATATCCATAAAGGTATAATAATATGTCAGATATTTTCATAAAGCGTTCCGGAAAGGATTGTAACTCCATATCTTTAATTTCGTGGTTTTCCAACACCCTTTCGTCGATAAGGTTTGAAATAGAACAATTAAAAGGATTTTTATCTATGTGTTTAGGCTCTACCTCGCTCCATTTCTTTCTAACAAATGCGTTGTACATCACAAGGGAAAGCTTACGAGATATTTCCTTTTTATGCCCAATAGATAGTCTTACAATTGGATATTTTCCGTTTTTTGATTGTTCTATTTTTTTTTCATTTATAGAAAAACGTTTTGAAACATGACGTGTAAAAAACAATCGGCAAGAAGAAGTAATAAAATATCTGTTATACTCATTAACCATCGCAATAGGCACTTCTGCAATGGTTGATTTTGTAAAATCTTTAATATACTCTTTTGCAGAATCAAGTGTTGGAACAAATACGCATGACTTGTTGTTTATTTTTCCAAAAAAAATCATATATCAATCTCTTTTTTTTATTTAGCGCTGTCAATGATAGATGCCATACTCTTCCCACCCTTCTTGTTTGCAGTTTATAGGCAAATGAAGCCCCGTATAAACAAGATAACGATATAATGTTGTTTTTGAAACTTTCAACCTTTTAGAGATAACAGCTTTTTCTGTTCCTTTAGCCAATTCCTTGACAATATAATCATGCTTGTCGGCACATTTTGGATTAAGTCTACAGCGAAAACCACGACAATGCCCGAGCATTACACCTTCTGATTTTTTTCTCGCTAATGCCTCTTTTGTACGTTGACTGATAAGGTTACGTTCAATCTCAGCTGACAATCCGAAAGCAAAGGCAAGGACTTTACTTTGTA